CTTTTCCTTGGCCCATAGAACCCTCAGATATTTCATATCCGAAGGTGACAGTATCACCTGTCTTGCTTTCACCACCTGCTCTATTTTACACCAGACGCCGAATGCTCCCCATAGAGAGCTTGGGCAATCGGCAAGAGGAATTAGACCACTGTCTAATAGCTCTCCATTACAGTCTGTTACTCTGACTGGAACAACCCAGAATCGTCGGTTCATACCTTTTCCTCCAGAGCGCTCTCGGCTTTCTTAATCGGCGCTGAGCCATAAGAAGAACCGTTTATCGCGCTTCGAATGTGTGCCGCCCAGTAAGCTTCAGCGTACATCCGATCATCTGATGAGAGCTTTTCAAGGCAACTGTCAATTGCCTTGTTGATCTGCCGCTGGCACGAGAGCATCGCTCGAGCTTGCCTCTTGTTCATCGGTGAATCTCCTGTGTGAATCAAGTCGGCGGCACTCACTCTGCGAGAGAAAATGCCGCCTGCTGGATTCACTCAGCCTTGTACTTATAGCTTCCTGACGACTGCAACTGGCGAGACTTCTGTTTCGCCTGATTTATCGAGGGAAGGATCTCCCGAGTCGCCGGCATATTGCCCACCGCATGATAGAGAAGCACGTTCGCAATTCGCTGGAAAGTTTTCATTTCGTTTCTCCAAGTGATTCCGCTCACGGGATATTACCCGCATAGTGGCTGTGTTGAAGTCATTAGGACCAAGTGATTCCGGACAGTCACAGCCTAGCCCGATGCCGGCATTGACTGAGCAAAGTGGATGATGCACACTAGCTCCTCACGCCGCAGAGCCGGCGGGTTATTTCGACTGCATTGTCCTGTGTGAATCCAGTGCCGCAAAACCGGCTGATGCAATCTCAAAGCCATTCCTATCATCCCGAGTCTTCTCCATCAATGCCGGCATGATAACACGTCGGCACGAAGCCGGGCAATCAAGCGATGTATCCCTCCATTCATTCCTTTCATCATCATCACTTCTATCATCCCTCCTCCTATCATCCCTCCTCCTATCATCATTATTACTCCTCCACGATACCCATTAATTTCCCCAGGAGCGCTGATCCTCAGTGCCGTTCTGGCCCTGCGTACTAGCGCGCCTTAGATCGTTTATTTATTCTTAAAAAAAAAAATAAAAATAAAACTACAGACGCGCTCAGGCGCCTACTAAGGCAGTGGCCTATATATCTCTGAGGATTATTCCTGACGGAAATTAATGGACATCGTGGAGGAGTAATGATAGCGATGACAATGATGATGATGATGATGATGACAATGATGATGATGATGATGACAATGATGATGATGATACATTCCTGAGCCATTAGCTCAGAGATAAACCATCGCACACTAGCTCAGGGACATCCCTGTCCCACTGCGCGTTTGCGCTTAGAGCCCTGCGAGCAAGGCATCCGCGTCTACATCCTGACTCATCTCTCCCCTGAGCCTATCTGCCACTTCCTTATATTTCGCCAGAATCGCCGTTCTCTCTGCCGCCCTCAATCCTGCCACGAATTCCCGAATTCTCTCTGGCGTCTTGTCAGTGTGCACTTCCTGCAGCACTCGTGCCGCTAGGACTTCGTCCGTCCCAATTGCTCGTGACTTAACGGGCGACCAGTCCTGTGTCCCTGTCATATAGTGCTGCACCAGCCTGTCCATTGCCGCCAGTTTCTCTTCCGGCGAGGCGAATCGTTTCGTATCCTTGTCAAACGGCAGTGCCGCCGCGTCGGAAATGCGCTGTATCCATCCATGGATCTCAGCCCGCTTGCGCAGGTTTTCGTGGGCCTTTGTCAGGTCCAAACTCGTCTCGCCGACAATCGCCCCCGGCTTGTCCGGCTCAATGCTCTTGCCTCGTGCCTGGAAGGTTATGACGTTGCCGTCGACCTTGTGCGTGATCGTGGAATTGCTCTTTGCCTTGGTCTGCATGGTGAGTCTCCCGTCGGCGACATTGCCGGCTCGGCTGATATACATGCAGGTTCCGTGCCAACGTGTAACTTATTGATTTCATTAGTGTGGCGAAAACGCAACGTAAAGAAACCTGACAAACCCCGTCAATCATGGACCTGCCGCGTCACATTTGGACCTAAATTGTCGGCATTCTTTACAGCACTGTTTTGGTGCAGAGACATTGGCCGTGCCGACGGCATGCACTGTCTTAGTGCAATTACTACGCACTACATTGGTGCATGCCGCTGACGTTTGACATAATGCATTACAGCGTTGTTCGTACGCCACTTGTCTCGTGCCGGCAACTTGACATAACACCTCCCGCTTGGCCCAGTTTTACATAATGCCGCCTGGGGGGAAAATCGCTGACCACCCGCGCGCCCGACAACGCTTTTTATTGCCCTGACTCTGCACTATTATTGTCCCCAATTTTATCCATAGAATCATCCCCAATAACCCGGCAGACCGGGCTAGTATGCAGTGTGCAATACCCGGCGGCTTGAGGTCTCGTGCCGACCGCTTCGGTTGAGGGACTGGTGTGTTCTCGCCTGGAGCTTGTCGGCTGGATTCACAAAGCAATTCATTCCAAATGAATTACTTGATTGCGGAATATTTGAAGCTATGCGATGATTGCCGGCGACCAATTCCTTTCACTGGAAACCGGGGTCAAGACAGTGTGAATGCGAAGACAGATCCCTTGCTGGATCAGCTTCTCTGGGAATCTTCCACGGCTTCTGGGCCGTCGGCTGGGACAGGTGTGCCGGCATCTCTTCCCCTTGTTCCCGTTCGAGAGAGCGTCATCCGAAAGCTCTCTTACACCCACGACGCTCTGATCGACATGATGATTGCCCGGCCAGAGCTCTCTCAAGGAGCTTTAGCCCTGCACTTCGGCTACACGCAAGGCTGGCTCTGCCAGGTAATGGCCTCCGATGCCTTCCGTGCCCGGCTTGCGGAACGCAAGGACGCCCTGGTCGATCCGATTCTCAGGCTGGAGATTGAGGAGAGACTGAAGGGAATGATGGAGAGATCTATGCAGATCTTAATGGATCAGCTCTCCGGCCCGTCGGCAACTGTTCCTTATCAGCTCGCAATCAGAGCTTTAGAGGTCTCCTCCAAGGCCGCCGGCTTCGGTGCCCGACAGACGAAGGTTGATGTCAACCTGGATGTTGATGTCCATCTAGATACTCTTGGCGGTCGGCTGACTAACCTCCTCGCGAGGAAGCGAGCCGAGATCCCTCCTACTATCATTGACGGGACTTGCGAAGAGTCCCCCAGCGAGGATTGAAGTGCGAACGATTAATACAACGCTCTCCGCCGCTGGCAACTCCCCGGCGCTTCCTCTTGACTACCGTGTCTCTCCTTTCGAAGTGACGATCGAGACCTATCTCACTGGCGCAGCGAACTTCACGATTCAGTATACAACAGATGATCTCCTCTTAGGAGCTCCGACGAACTGGATCAATGCCACCGGCGGCACAGCGGTCTCTGCGAATACAGAAGTCACTCTGATCTCTCCAGTCACTGCCGTCCGACTGGTGTACAATTCTGGTTCCGGCTCTGTCACCATGGCCGTCCTCCAGGCTGGATAATAGTGATCGTTAAGGGGAGCTTGATATTGGGAAGGGAAAATGACTAAGACCGTCGTTGCCAAGGGCTATACGCTCTATAGCTGGACTGACGGCACCCATAGGAGCTATCCGCAGCTTTCCCGCCCGCTTGGCTTGAATCTCGCGATGGGGGAGTATTACGACACCCAGCTCCCGTTCCTCAACGTGCTCCTACAATCAGGGAACGGGTATTCAGATGGTGTGGGTGCGATATGGGTCACGCGCAATGGGAGCAATGCCGATACGAGCGAGGAGCAGTATCTACAACTTGACTCCAACGGCTACCTCACTTCTCTCACCGCAAGTCCCACGCCCGCCGGCGGTCAGGTCTTTACCTATGTCGATTGCGCGACGCTTGTCGATGTCGCACTCGGCAATAATGCGACGTACCAGTATCCGGCCGATACCTATGTCTTTCAGTGGCAGGGAAAAGGCACCTTCGTTTTCGAGGGCGATGTCACCTCCCTTGCCAGCGCCTCTTCGGGCTGCACGATCAGCGGGCTACAGGTCGCGAGCACGAATGCCTGGGGAACGGTCAATAGTGTCACGCTCAAAGGCTCAGGGGCGGGCGGGATTCTTGCCCCGACCAATGCGGGGATTCGATTTAAAACCACGGCCATACCGGATTCTGGCAACTATCCGAAGGCCATGGCGATCGTGCAATCGACGTATCTCTCTAACTACAACGGCGGCCAGGTCTTTCACCCCACGTTTTTAAACTGGCTAGCCTCGTGGCCCATCGCATCGCTTCGGTGCATGAAGCCTCAGAAAACAGAATATGAGGTGGTGGGAGGGCCTTTCTCCTACATCTTCGCCTGCACACTCTCGGCCAATCCCGCATCGGGCAACACCTCGGCGGTCTTATCCTCCACGACACCGATAAATCCGGGCACGCGCACGATCACGCTTGAGAACGGCCAGACGCTCTTGGCGACCTTCACTGCCGGTAGTACGACGGTCAGCTTTGGTACCGCGGTATCGAGTAACTGCACCTCCGCTTACTTCTATCTGCATCAAACATCAGGCTTCAGCGACCGGCCGCAGGTGGGGGATGTCTCCTATGCGCTATCCAAGGGCTGGCCACTTGAGACCTGCTGCGCGCTTGCTAATGCTCTCAACGCAAACCCCTGGATCAACATCCCCTTGAGCTGGCAGCAAGCCACCGACTGGGGAAGTGCGGCCGGGATCATTCAGTCAACGCTTAATTCCAGTCTCCTTAGCTACATCGAAGGAGGGAACGAGGCGGCCTGGAATACGGCCTATGCCATCCAGCATTGGCTCCTCGATAAAAGCGCAAACCTGTGGGGCAGTGCGAATGAGGATGCGGCGAGCTATTACGGGATGACGGTCTCGCTTATCGCCGATGAGTTCGCGAGCACCTATGGAAACCCAGGATTTGATAACAAAATCTCCGTGCAGATGGGCGGCCAGGCCGCCAATACCGCCGTCATCGTCGATGCTCTCACCACTCCAAAATGGACGGGCAATACCCCTCCCTGGCAGCGCACTTCGGCGAGTGGAGAAAAGACGATTAAGGCTCCCGCGATTGCCCCTTACTTCGGCAATGGGCCGATCCCATCAGCCGACTATACCTTCATCGAGTCCCAGGGCGATCCGGTGGGAACCTTTATCGGGTCATTTACCGCAAATCCTTACGCGGGCAACACCTTCACGAGTAACGGCTCCACGGCACTGCCGGCAGGGGGCTGGTTTGGCTACTGCGCCGCGCAGGTTGCAGCGACCTTAACGGCGGTCGCCACCTACGGCTATACGGTCATCAACTTCTACGAATGCGGGCAGCAGTTCGATAACAGCAGTTCCGGACAAGGGACGTTTCTAGTTCAAGCCGCGCGCGACTCGCGCATGCAGGCGGCGTTCTATGCGTTCTTTGCCGCCATGGTCACCGCCGGCTGTACCGGGGTCATGAATCTCTTTGATTTCTGCGAATTCTACAGCAGTGCTGCCAACGGCGCGCAATGGGGCGCGATCGAATCCGTCATGCAGCCGCTATCACCCGCGCCACCGAGATGGTTAGGCGCGGCGCAGTGGGGCAACGCACAATGACCCTCTCTATCGAAGGCGCAATCGGTGCTGCCTGGTCTGCTGGGACGACACTTGTACTTCCCGGCCTTACTACGACGGCTTCCAATGAGCCCATTATTGTTCTCCTCACACGTAACGGGGGTGCTCCTACCATAGGGGTCACTTCTGCCCATCTCACGTTTACCAAGCGGGAATCTACCGCGGTCTCCAATGCTCTCGATGAATGGGTAGCACTTGCTTCCGGACCGCTGACTTCTGAAATCATTACTTGTACATTTACGAGTACTCCGACATATGGTGAGGCATGTGCGTTTGGCGTACTGGGCGCCCCCGCGTCGAGTTATTTCGATACCAATGCCAGTATTCCTCTGGAATCAACAGCCTCTACGACGCCGACCTTTTCAACGACTGCTACAAACACCATCGTATTCGGTGCCGTAAGATCAGGTAGCAGTTCACCCACTGCGGGGGCGGGTTGGACCTCAATCTATAGCCCCTCGGGCGGCTTCTTCCTCGCGCAATATCAGGTATTTTCCTCAGCCCAAAGCGGCACCTCGTTTGCCGGAACAAGTCTTGGAACGCCAAATGGTTGGGTTGTGGACGCGATCGTCTCTGCCACACCCTCTGCTCCAACGATCAGCTCCGTCAACGGTGGCAGCGCAATTCAGGAGGGTGCCACGGGCGTCGCGGTGGTGGGTACGAATTTCGCTTCTGGCATGACAGGCGCCATCATACAGAGCCTCAGTGGTACGGCTGGGCCGAGTGTCCCACAGACTACGACATTCGTAGATACTACAGATGCCACGTTTAACTTATCCATGGAACCTGGATCTGGCGACCAGCTAGCCTACTCCGACGCCATCTACACACACAAGTTCCAGGCGACGGTGAGCGGCAGCAGTGGCTCTGGTTCTATTGCCGGCGGTTTCACTCCTCCAACCGGCATCATCTTCGAGACGTTAACCTCCATCAATCCTTCTTCCCCGGAGCGCATCACTGCAATCCCGGATCTAGTGATTAATGATCAGCTAAGAGCATCTGGAAACAGTGCCGGCACGGCGCCGGTTCCTACCGGCCTGTCCATAAATCCAGATGCTACTTACCAATTCGCAAATGGAGATCCAGCTGAGAATTTCTGGGTTAGCGTCTATGATTCTGTAAACTTCGTCTGGAGTGTCTATGCTCTTCAGACCACAGGGCCTGTTACAGCTCACGGGGTAGTTGGTCCTGGGGTAGTCGGCACGGGAGTAGTTGGAAGCTCCGTCGTGGGGATCGGGGTTTAATTTAGTAGTCGGGGGCGGACAGTGAACGGAAAGAAAGCTAAGATAGAGAGACGAGAAGTGAAGCGACTCCTTAATGCGCGTATTGGGGAAGCTCAGCGTCTCAAGCTTACTTTCCTCATAGGCCCGCCCCCGACTGTGAGCCAGTTCAAGCACTTCCTCCGAAAACAAAGGAGGCTTCATGCCTAAGCTCTCCCCCAGAGAACGACAAGTTCTAGAAGGCGTCTCTCGAGGCCTTACTGCGAAAGAGATTGCGAAAGAACTTGGAACTGCCACTAGGACAGTTGAAAACCAAAGGCGAACGGCGTATGACAAACTCGGTTTCCAGGGAAAGCCGATCATGAAAACCATTCTCGAGGCGCTTAATCATGCCAGCTAAATTCAACAAGTGCGTCCGCTCTGGCGGTCGGGTGAGGACGAAGAGGCTTTCTGGAGGGAAATATATCCATCTCTGTTTCAAGGGGAAGAAGTCCTCGGCGGGGGAAGTTAAGAGGAAAAAGCGGTGAAGGTTATTCAGCTGAAAACCGTAGCAGTAATGGATAGGGAAGCTATTGAGAAGATAACTGCTGCTCTATCTCAGAAAGCGGAGGGCGGAAAAATTAGATCTCTTCTTGTCTTTTATCTGGATGAAGAGAATACCCCTTATCTCTTAGAGTCACAAGGAATGACTCTTGCCAATATGGCTTATGCAGTAGAATGTATCCGCCGTCGGTTACAAGCCTGGATGGATGCATAATGAGTAGAGATATCTGGCAGCCGAAGCCTCCTTCTTCCACGAAGAAATATCCCTTTAACTTCATTTCCGACCTTGCCGTTGGGGAGACCGTTTCTGCTGCCACGGTGACCGCTACAGTTTGGTCCGGGACAGATGCCAACCCGTCGGCAATTATCTCTGGTGCCGCCGGCATCGCTTCTCCCGTCGTCACTCAAACTCTCACTGGTGGCCTTGCCGGCAACATCTATTCCGTCGTCTGCACGGCAACAACCTCTGCCGGCCAGACGCTCATTCGTTCTGCCTATCTCGTTATCAGTCCTTCCTCTGTTCCCTGATGCCTAAACTCACTGCAGAGTTAATAGAGTCGATGTCGGGGGTCTATCTCTCTCCCCGCTACGATTCCCCTCAGCCAACTCCCGACTTCCATCGAGAGTGCTGGAATCGCTATTGCTCGGACGCTCCGGCAGCTGCGACGGCTGCGCCTCGAAACCATGCTAAGTCGACTGCTCTAACGCACGACTACATACTCGCAAATGTGTTGTGGAGAGCGGAGCCCTACGTCATCTTAGTCGGAGCGTCCGAGGATCTGGCGATTGAGCATCTGGGAGATATTGCAACGGAGTTGAGAGAGAATGAAGAGCTCATTGCTGCTTTCAAGATCAAAGAGTTTGTCCAGGATCAGAAAACTGACATCATCGTCGAGTGTGTTGACGGCTATCAATTCAGAATCATCGCTCGTGGAGCTGAACAGAAGATCCGGGGAAAGAAGTGGCGGGGTCGCCGGCCAGGATTAATCGTCTGCGATGATCTGGAAGACGATGAACAGGTTGAAAACCGAGATCGAAGGAAGAAGTTCCGTCGCTGGTTCTTTAGAGCCTGCAAACAAGCCCTGAGAGACGGAGGAAAGATTCGCGTCCATGGAACTATTCTTCATGTTGATTCCCTTCTGAATCATCTGATGAGGAATCGCTCCTGGGCCAGTGTGCTATACAAGGCCCACAAGAGCTTCTCCAATTTCTCCGAAATCCTCTGGGAAGAGAAGTTCCCTGAATCTCGCCTTCGAGGCATTAGGCAAGAGTTCATAGACGAGGGAGATTCTGCTGGATATAGTCAGGAATATCTCAACGATCCTCGGGATAATGAGGATTCCTACTATCAAGAGAACTGGTTCGTGCCGATGACTCCTATCGACCGGGAAATCTTCAAGCGCTTTGGCGCGGGAGTGGACTTTGCCGTCTCTAAGGCTGACACTGCCAATCGAACTGCTATCGTCGTCGGTGGTAAGGATCTCAATAACATCCTCCACCATGTGGACTTCCGTGCCGCCAGGATGGATTCCAAGGACATCATCGACGCGATTTTCGAAGTCCATGCCCTATGGCAACCTGAATGGTGGTTTGTCGAGGACGGAGTTATCTGGAAAACCCTCTGGCCGATGTTCAGGATCGAAATGGTCCAGCGAGACACCTTCCTCAACTTCATCCCAATGTCCTGTTCAAAGGACAAGGCTGTCCGGGCAAAGCCGGCACAGAAGAGAATGAAGGCTGGCGGGAGCCGATATGATAAAGAGCATCCTGAGTACCTGGATTTCAAGGAAGAACTCATGCTCTTCACTGGCGTTGCTGAAGCGCCGGCTGACGACTATCACGACTCCCACGCGCATCTGAATGCCGGCATGCAGGAGATCACTGTCGATGATGAAGACGAAATTCCTGAAGAGGACCGAGTCCTCCGTCGAAATGATCCGAGAAAGCAAGCCGGCCGCTCTGCCACTACGGGGTACTAAATGAACGCTGTAGTCCTGCCATTCGTCTCGAAGCTGAAGATCAATAAGGACTTCCTACAGGCTCCTGATCTAACCGATCGGCTGAAAGACGAGGATCTGAAGAAGCTTGGCGATCTCTGCTTCTCTGGCTACGCCAAGGATCTCCGGTCCCGAGGACCTTGGCTGAGAAGGAACTCTGCCGCCTTAGACTTCGCCATGCAGATTGCGAAGGATAAATCCTTCCCCTGGCCAAATTGTGCCAACGTCATCTTCCCTCTTATCACAATCGGCGCGCTGCAGTTCTCCGCCAAGGCCTACCCCAGTCTCATGCAGGGGCCAGATCTGATCAAGTATCGCCTTCGCGATCCCGACCCGACGGGCCAGCTGCTCAAACGTGCCCAGCGAGTCGGTCGGCACATGTCTTGGCAGATGATGGAGGAGGATGAGTGCTATGAGGAAGAGCATGATAAGCTCCTTATCTATCTCTCTGTCGCCGGCACCGCATACACCAAGACCTTCTTTTGCCCTAACGAGAAGACGCCACTCTCTGAGTTTGTAACTGCCAAGGATCTGATTGTTGACTATTGGGCAACGTCACTGGAGAAGGCGGCGAGGAAGACTCAGTGTCTCACAATGTATCGGAACGATATCTATGAAAGGGTCATGGACGGGACCTATCGAGATGTGCGGGATGAGAAGTGGTACGAGAGGCCGGCAACCCCGCCTCCTCGAGAGGCCAATGAGGACGAAAGAGATGGAATCTTCCCCGCTGAGCCTGATGAAGATTCTGCCTATCAGTTCCTCGAACAGCACCGCCTTCTCGATTTGGATAAGGACGGCTATGCTGAGCCCTATGTCGTCACCCTCGATCGCGAGTCAAAGTCCGTTGTCCGCCTGGTCTCTCGATTCGATCGGGAAGAGGACGTAGAGCGGAACGCTGCGGGGAAGATTACTCGAATCCACCCGACAGAGTATTTCACTCAGTGGTCTTTCATCCCTCCAATGGATGGAAGTCTAATGGGGATAGGATTTGGGACACTCTTAGGCCCGATCAATGAGACAGTGAACTCGAGTATCAATCAACTCTTAGATGCCGGCACACTGAACATGGCAGCCGGTGGCTGGCTTGGCCGAGGAGCTAAGCTTCGCTCAGGAGAAAATAGCTTCGATCCTTTCCAGTGGAACCGCGTCGATGCTACTGGCGATGATCTGCGGAAGTCTATTGTCCCTCTCGAGACGAAGGAGCCGTCTCAGGTAATGTTCTCTCTCATAGAGATCCTGATTCAATACGCCTCCCAAGTCAGCGGTGCGACGGAGACACAGGTTGGGGAGAATCCTGGTCAGAACACTCCTGCCGAGACCTTCCGTGGAATGAATGAGAATGGACAGCAGGTCTTTTCCTCCATTTTCAAACGAACCTGGAGAGCAATGAGAGGAGAGGCAAGGATTCGCTATGAAATGAATGCCCGATTCCTCCCCCTCTCCCGATCGTTCGGTCCAGAGGCAAGCCGGGTATTCGCCTCGGATTATAGCGGATCTTCCCGCTCGATCGCTCCTGTCGCCAATCCCAATGTCGCCTCTGCAACAACGGCAATGTGGCAGGCCGACTCCCTCATCCAGCGGGCCTATTCAGTTGACGGCTACGACAGAGATGAATGCGAAAGGCTCTGGCTCCGATCCCGACGGATAGAAGGTAGCGAGGCACTGTTCCTTGGTGCCGGAAAGACTCCTCCCCTTCCAAACCCAAAGATGGCGGTGGAGAATCTCAAACTCCAGACGAAGAAGATGGAGCTGGATGCAAAGCATCAGCAGTTCCTCATGGACCTGATGGAAAAGAGAAGGCTTCTCAATGCACAGATATTGAATCTCGAGTCACAGGCAGTTTCCAATCTTGCCGGCATCCATGGAGACGCCGCTGCAAGAGAGCTCGAGCAGTTCGAGCTAGTTCTGGATAATCTGAAAGATCATCAGAAGATGCTCAACGATCATATTGAGGCAATGACTGGAGGTAATTCAAATGCGGCTCCCAACACTGGAGGAATTCCAGGGGTGGCTGGCGGACCCCCTAACTCAGGAGTTCCTGCACTCGCTGCACCTTCGCCGGGAGGGAATCAAGGAGCAGCTGGTTAAAGGAAACTTCTGGGAAGAGGGCGATACACTGGATCAAGTCGGCATGAAGTGCCTGCTTGAAACCGCCAAGTCCGACATCCTGGAAGAGATCACAGAAATGGATTATGATAGTTTATGTTCACTAATGAAAGAGGCAGAGAGATGAAAAATGAGACAGGTCTACACCCCAAAGGCGTAGCCGTGCTGATCGAGCCGTATGAGCCGGAGGCGAAGACTTCCGTCATCGAGCTTCCCGACCAGGTCAAACAGCGCTTCGCTATGATCGAGGCAAGGGGCATCGTCTTGGAGGTCGGCCCAGAGGCTTGGAAAGATGAGAAGGTTCCTCGAGCCTCTCCTGGAGATAAGGTCCTTGTAACCAAGTATGCCGGCTACGCCGCACAGAGCCCGAAGAATGGTCGGCTCTACCGCCTGGTAAACGATCGGGATGTCTTCTGCGGAATTGAAGAGTGAGGTAAGAGTCATGAAACTGTTTGAAGAAGCTGATGAAGGTGGTGCCGGCGGGTCTGGTGGAGATTCCATTTCCCCTCAGCAAGAGCAACAGGCTCGGCAACTCGGCTGGGTTCCTCAGGATGAATGGAAAGGCGCCTCGGAGAAGTGGCAGCCGGCCGACAAGTTCCTCGAGAGAGGGGAGGAGATCATGCCGATTCTGAAGGCGAACAATCGCCGGCTGAGTCAGCAGCTCTCTTCCCAAGGAGCTCAAGTCACTGCCCTGCAACAGCAAATCGCTGAGCAGAACGAAGTTCTCTCCGCATTGAAAGAGTCAAATGACGAGATTGCGAAGGAGAGAAAAGAAGGCCAGATTCGCGATCTGACAGAGCAGATCAAAACTGCTCGCACTGCTGAAGACGTTGGGCTGGAATCTCGGCTTCAAGCTCGGCTGACCAACCTCACTAGAGAGGTTGAAGAGGAAGAGGAAGTAAAGCCGGTTAAAAAGCCTGTTCCAGTTAACCCAGCCGCCTATCTCGAAACCGAGTGGTGGCAGGGCTGGCAGGCCGACAATTCTTGGTACGGCCAGGACAAAGACAAGACTGAGCTTGCCGACATCATCAGTATTCGCATGCGGCAGAATCCTGCCACGGCGAATCTGAAGGATAGGGAGTTCCTCGACAAGATGACGACAGAAGTCTCTCGCTTAACCGGCGCCAATTTGAATGGCAGTCGTGCCAGGGCAAAGGTGGAAGGCAGCGGCAATCGTGGTGGGTCTGGTGGAGGAGTAGACGACTCCAGATATTCCGACCTTCCTACTTCAGCGAAGGAACAGTGTGCCAGGCAGGTGAAGAAGCTGGTCGGCACGAAGCCTGGCCAGTTCAAAACAGAAAGGGACTACCAGATCTATTACGCTAAGATGTACTTCGGGAAGGTGCCGTCATGAGTGGAGAAGAGAATGCGAAGCCGGACGCAAATCCAGCTAACAAGACAACGGAAGCTGAAGGCGCCCGCCGACGTATTCCTATGTCCGTGCCGATGCGTCGGCTGCAGGTCCCTGCGATTCCCGGCTTCCACTCTCACTGGTTCAATGAAGACCAGATCCCTCGTGCCATCCAGGGCGGGTACGAGTTCGTGGAGTACAATGAAGTCCCTGTAAATCAAAGAACGATCGGCTCGAGTTCAGACATCTCAGGCAATCAAGATCTCGGCTCTCGAGTCCGCATTGTTTCCGGCCTTGGCTCAGATAACAAGCCAATGCCGCTGATCTTAATGAAGATCAAAATGGAATGGTATTTGGAGGATCGCGCGCTGATTGCTCGGCGAAACGCGAAGCAAATTCAAGGCATCTTCCGGGGAGAAGTTATTCCCGGAGCAGAACAGGCATCAGCTGAGGACCAGGATCTCATGTACGTGCAGACGGATAGAACCAGTATTGGCGGACAGGCCGGCAGTGGTTTCGTCCCTCGCGACAAGACTCCTCTCCTCAATCGCACTCCGAGGAAGAAGATTCAACGGTAACCTCTCAACTTTTGGAGATTGGTAATGGGCAATGCAAACAAGCCTACCGGTCTCTCCCCGGTTAAGTATCTCTCCGGGGCGAACTGGAATGGCAAGACTCGTGTCTTCTGGCTGGACTCAACCAGCGTAAATGCAATGTACGTGGGAGACCCCGTGACATTGGTGGCGGGACTGGATGCCGCCTACGCGCATCAGACGATTGACCGCGCGACTGCAGGGAGCGTGATGACCGGCGTTGCACTGGGCTTCGGCGCAGCCGGAGATGGTGCACAGAGAACAGGGCCTTTCGTGGATCCTGCGAATCTGACTCTGACCTTTGCCCCGGCGGCAAAGACTCAGGGTTACTTCGTCGCTGTCGTGGATGACCCGAATGTCATCTATGAAGTCCAGGAGGACGGCGTCGGCGGAGTTATGACCCTCGCAGCAGCGAGCAAGAACGCAAACTTTATCTACGCGGCTCCAGCCGCCGGGGCGACGTTCTCAGGCGTTATGCTCGATTCATCCACTGCGGCAGTGACGGCAACCTTGAACCTCAAGATCTTGGGGCTCAAGCAGTCGCCGGACAACGCCCTGGGCGCTAACGCCAAGTGGTGGGTCAAGATCAACAATCATTCCTACATCGCCGGCGTAGCCGGGGTCTGAGGAGAAAAACATGGTCGGTGGTCCAATCAATACTGGCACGCATCCTCAAGCCCTTTGGCCTGGGGTACATGCCTGGTGGGGAATGAAGTACGAGGAACACCCGGTGGAATACCCGGACCTCGTAGACGAGGAGAACTCGGAAAAGGCCTATGAGATCGACGTGATGTCGACTCCGTTCGGCCAGGCTCCGGTTAAGGAAGAAGGTGGTGATTTTTCCTATGACTATGAAGGTCAGGGGCCGACTCAGCGATACACGCCGGTGGCCTATGGCCTGGGCTATATCGTCACTTACGAAGAGAGGAAGAACAATCTCTACGAAGAGCTCTCCAACCGACGTGCCGGGCGGAACGCCTTCTCAATGCGGCAGACGATTGAGAATGTAGTAGCGGCTGTCTACAACGATGCCTTCACCGGCAACGTTTTCAAGTTCGCCACGGGGCAGACCCTTTGCTCTCAGACCCAGCCGAATGTGACAGGAGGATCCTTCTCAAACGAGCTCTTCCCAGGAGCAGATCTCTCTGAAGCAGCACTGGAGGACATGTCGATCCAGGCAATGCAGATGCAGGATGATAGGGGGAATCTGATCTCCACCATCCCGCTCTCCCTGCATATCGCCGTGACCAATCTGTACAATGCCAACAGGATCATGAAGAGCATTAAGCAGAGCGGCACTGCGAACAACGACCTCAATGCACTGAAGGAGCTCGGCGCGTATCCGAAGGGAATCAAGATGAACCACTACTTCACGAACCAGCAGGCCTGGTTCTCTCGGACGAATGCGCCCGAGGGGATGAGGATGTTCTGGAGAGAGAAGCCGAACTTCGATCAGGACAACGACTTCGACACAAGGAATGCGAAAGCAGCGTCATTCATGTGGTTCTCTGTAGGATGCAGTGAGCCTCGGTCGATTCTGGGATCAAACGGACCGTAATTATCGGGGACGATTTTACCGATAGAATCGGGTACAATAATCCTCGGAGGGCTAACCCCCTCCGAGGCCTTTCCAGGCCTCGAGGAGATTTTCTTAATGCAACCCTCACAGACCCCCGTCCGGTTCTTCACCGGCGTCTGCACGGACCAGCCCTTTCAGCCGCTTGCCTTTTATGGCAACCGGAATCCCTTTTTCTACCATGAGTGGGAAGATGACTTCGATGGAGTGAATGCCATCTACACTCAGACCAAGACCACTGGTACAGTCGTCGCGGTGGCTGGAGATGGTGGACTTGCCGCCTTTACAACTGCTGCGACGATCAATGATCTTACCTCGATCCAGCTCCCTGCCGCCAGCTTCCCGTTCGTCGCAGGGAAGAAGAGCTTCTTCCTCACTAGGCTGAAGATCGACGACGCGACGAACGCAGGGTTTAATGTCGGGCTGATGAACACGACGGCAACCCCTTTCGCTCCAACCGACGGGCTCTTTTTCAAGAAAGCTACTGGTGCGACGACACTAGTCCTGGCCTCTCTCGTCGGCTCTGCCGCGACCAACATCGCGATTCCAGCGGCTTTGTATCCAGTCGCCAATACGTTCATCGACCTGGGCTTCTACGTCGATAGGAATCAGAACGTCCAGGCCTTCGTCGGCTTCCCGCTGATTGGATATGCTCAGCAGAACGTCGTCCCGGTCGGGCCGATGGCTCGAGGGGCGCCTGCTCTGACAGCAGTGAATCTGAACTTCACTCTTGCTCTAGTCGCCGGCACGGCGGCTGTCAGAACAATGACAGTTGACTCTGCTATGGCTGCGAAGGAGCGATAAGAAATGGAGACTGGGCTGAGGGTCAAGATCCCTCAACAAGGAAAGAAACATGCTGTGATAGTCGCCTCTGGCTATCTAGATGGTGATGCTGCCATCACACTCTTCAGCATAATGGATCTGACTCCTCAGCCCACTTCTTTATACCTTACAGAAGCCATTTGGGGGCTTCAAGGAAAACTTGGAGTAAACCTCTTTTGGGGAATGAGAGGGAGTAAAGAGGAAGAGCTTTTGCTCCCTATGGAATCAAGGGGGAGATTCGATTTCTCTGCCTTTAGAGGACTTGCCTCTCCAAAGGACTGGGATGGAAACGTGATCCTCCGCTCCTTTGGCTGTGAAAAGAGAAGTCATCTTCTCTTCATCCTTCATATGGAGAAGGCTGATGGCTAATATTACATCGGCGCTGTTCAACACTGCCGATCGCATGATTCGCTTCGCGATGAAGGACTGCCTCATGCTTCAGGAGGGGCAGGATCCAAATGGAGAGCAATATCCAGATTGGTTCTCGGCTCTTCAGGATCTGATCAATTTCTACCAGACTGAAGGGAAGAAGCTATTTCTCCTTCAGGATCAAGCGGTTCCTCTGGTTGTGGCTAAGGGAGAATACACCTTCTTCCCAGCCGGCGACGTAGTGATGACTAAGCCAAATCAAGTGGACATGGCTTATTACCTCGACGCCGAGAGCAACTCCCGGCCAGTGTATCCAATCGCCTGGCATGACTTCCTCCGCTTGTCTAATCGGACACAGACTGGCCAGATCATCAACTACTTTGCCGACAAACAGGCAGGGCAGATCAACGTCACTTTCTATCTCATTCCAGATGCAACTGCTGCAACCGGAACAATGCATCTTCTCCTTCGAACTGCTGCGCAGTCTCTGGTTACACTGAACGATAAAATGCTCTTCCCCACTGAATGGTTCAATGCCCTGCATTGGGGTCTTGCTGCACAGAAGTGTCATGGCTGCCCCGACGCTGTGATTAAGCGAGTAGAACAGTGGGCGGTATATTTCAAGGACAAGCTCGAGGGCTGGGATGTGGAGGATGCACCGGTGGTGTTTAAGATGTCAGGGATGCATAATTATTCTGGCCGGAGATTTAAGTGAGCTTTGATAAGCCCCTTCGTCTCCCGCTGCTTTCCAAGCTAGCGAACAGAGACAACACTCTGTTATCCGACGCCCGACTGGTCAATGGCATCGCCGAGCCAGGGGATAATGATAAAGACTGGCAGATTAGGAAGCGATTTGGCTTCGCGCTCTCCGCAACACCGAGTGCCGGTACGGCTGGCCAGGGGCAGTTTGGCTGGAAAGGGAATAACTATTCAATCTTCGGTGGAGTTCTTTATCAAGGTGTGACTCCAATCGGGACAGGACTGGATCAGACGAATGGCATTTATCGCTTTCTAATCGTCGGGAATAGTCCAGGTTATCTTGTGATGGGGAATGGAGTTAAGGCCTATTGGTACGACGGCACGACTTTCGCTCAAATTACTGATGCGAACTTCCCGGCGAGCTTTGTAAAAGGCTTTGCTTACCTTGATTCCTTCATGTATGTCATGGATGGACAGGGGCAGATTTGGGAGTCGACGAACTCAGATGATCCGAGGACCTGGACTGCAACAGATATGATCCGAGCTCAGATAGAGCCGGATGCTGGCATGGCTTTGTCAAAGCAAATCAACTATGTCATTGCATTAAAAGCCTGGACAACGGAGGTTTTCTACGACGCTGGGAATGCTGCTGGCAGTTCCCTTGGCTCAATTGCAGGATCAAAGCAGCCCTTCGGCTGTGCCTCAGGCGATCTCGTCCAGCAGATGAACGATATGTTGATCTGGGTATCACAGGATCAGAGCAACACCTACCAAGTCGTCGTGATGCAGCAGCTGCAAATTCAAGTCGTCTCGACTCCTCCTGTTGAGCGTTTGCTCCAGGGAGCGAATTTCTCTGGCGCCTATTCTATGCTGCTCAAGCATGCTGGGCACATAATCTTCATCGCGACGATTCCGTCAAGCAATCTAACTCTCGCCTACGATATTCCTTATGGCCTCTGGTATATCTGGACAGATGTAAACGGAAATTTCTGGCCTTTCTGCGCAGCGTCCTATCTCCCTGGTGAGAGACTCATCCAGAGCCCGACGACAGGTGCGTATTATTCCTTTGACATGGATTACATCCTGCCGAATGATAATGGAGTGATAGTGCCGGTAGATATCTACACTCCAAACTTCGACGCAGGGACAGACAGGAAAAAGACTCTCTCTCAGATCCGTTTCCAGGCCGACCGGCAGCCTGGCTCGCTGCTATACCACCGAAACTCTGATGATGACTATAGAACCTGGACAGGGATGAGGAGAATCGACCTATCCGAGAATCTCCCCATTCTTACGAACTGTGGAGACTTCCGCCGACGGGCATGGAATTTCAGGCATCAAGCCAACACTTCTCTTCATCTCAGAGCAATCGACCTTCAAATGGCCGAGGGGACTTCGTGAGCGACTTCCCCGCTATTCCTAAAGTTCCTCTTGTCGACCCGACGACAGGGATGATGAGTGTCCAGTGGCAAGGATATTTCACCACACTGAACCGAGCAATGAACGCTCTTGGCGGCGTGCCGGCAACCCCGACTTCTACACCAGTCTTAGCCCTGGCCTGGAAAGGTCCTTGGGTCTCGACTACAACCTATTTTCCTGGAGACGAAGTCTCTTACAATGGAGACTTTTATCGAAGCATTTTAGAGAGCCTCAATGTCAATCCTTCAAACGCAACTTTCTGGCTATTGTATACTGTAAACACTCCAGGCATCATATCAAATGCTGCAACCTATACGATTGTCCAGAACGACAATGCATCAGGCACTATCGGCCCTGGTGTAACAGGTAAGCAGAACTTAGGTGTGGTTGTCAATCCTGTCTCTCCTGCTTACGACTGCACGGCTATACTCACAGCAACAATTCAGGCTGATCAGCCGACAGGTACACTAGGGGATGTTAAAGTTCTAGTTGGCTTTGCTGACAGCGGATCTGGATTCTCATACTCCCCACAAGAGACAGGGATTACTTCTACCACTTTCGCTTCCTACACTCTCCAGTGGCAATTTGCTCATCTTGGCTCTAATGCTGGACACGGCCAGGCGGCAATCTTCTTCGACGTGGGGGCTAATACGGATATTGCTAACTGGCAGACGGCGACTATTCAGGTGGAGTATATAATCAGATGATCCGTCGATTCCACTATTATCATAAAGAGACGGGTATTCTTCACTCCCGAACTATCGCTATTAACATTCCTGACGATCTTGTTCTTGACTGTGTGGTGAAGAACCAACCTCCTGATCACTGCTATATCGAAGGCGAGTTCCATCCCAAACAGCACAGAATTGACCCGAAGACCAGAAAGGCCGTTTTGATTGGAGAATCTACGTGAGCACAGACTCTTCCTATTCCGACGATCTAGATAGCGACTGGCTCTCAAGTCTAAATGACTCGATCTCCAGCGATCCTGGCCTACAGACCTCTTCCTTCTCGCCAGATAATTCTGGAGCTTTCACAGGCTCCTCCGCGAATATGGAGTCTGGCCTGGCCGGGTTTGCCGCCCAGTCGCCGGGGCTGAATAACTTCAATGTCAACGCCAATTATGGCTCGGCGGCATCAGGAGCAGGGGGAATTCTCTCTGGCCTTTCAGGCCTACTTGCCAGTGGCAGCGGGGGAGGGACGACTTCCAGCCTCTTGAATTCCATCCTTGGACTGGGAAGTGGTATCTATGGCCTTAGCCAGGCCAACAATCTTCAGGGCCTATCAACCGCCGCTATTGCCGCCTCGAATCCATTCGGTCCTTATCGAGCCCAGTACGCTAATCAGCTAAGCAGTCTGATGGCGAACCCGAGTTCGATCTTCTCCAATCCTGGCTATCAGGCGTCCTTTGATCAAGGCTCCCAGGCCGTCGCTCGGCAGATGGCAGGGTCTGGCTACGCAGGATCAGGGAATGAGGCGATTGCACTGCAGCAATATGGACAGAGCTTCAGCAGCAACTATCTAACTCAGCAAGAGAATCTCCTCTCTGGCCTTGCCGGCGCGAATATCACTCCCAATCCTGGTCCAGGACTCAGTGGATATAACGCTGGGATTACTGCCTCTGGCAATGCCTTGGGTAGCCTGGGCTATGGCGCTACCATGGCTGCAGCGGCAGCTGGAGGTGGAACAGGATCTGGCACTACGGCTAACCCAATGGGAAATTTTAGCTCCGCTGGCGGGGAAGCCGCCACAATCGGTGCCGCCGGGCAGTTAGCTACTGGAGTGAGTGGACTATATGACTCTTTGTCTGGTTCAAACGCTCTTTCAGGAGTCGGCAATGCTGCAGGAATTGCTGGAGGAATCGCGTCAGGCACGCCTATCGGGTATACCGGAGCTGCTATCAATGCTGGCCAGCTTGCCGGCAAGGCCGGAGCTTTCGGTTCTGATTCTGGAACTGCAGCAACTGGACTCCAGGACCTTGGAGCAGGTCTCGGAATCTATCAGGGAATTGAGCGAGGTGGTGTTATCGGAGATACACAAGCGGCGACAGGAGCGGCGAGGCTGGCAACGAGCGCTGGATACCTTGGTGGATCTAGTGGCGCTCTCGCCTCCAAGCTCCCGATCGTTGGGGCCGCCCTTGGCGCCTATCAATTCGCCACGCAGGACACAAAGTCCGGCGCCACTGGAGCAGATGCCCTCGGCGGTGCAGAGACCGGGGCCGAGGTTGGTTCGGCGTTCGGGCCGCTGGGTACGTTAGTTGGAGGGGTTATTGGTGGGGTCGCGGGAGGAGTAGCTTCAGCCTTTGGCCCAGGGAGAATGGATCCAGAGAATATCAATTGGGATAGCTACGCCTCTGCCTTTAGCAGTAATCCTGCTGATGTTAACAGTGCAAGTCCGACACAGAACTATCAAGCTCTTGCCGGCATCTTCGATGCGAGAGGAAGCTCTCTGCCCTTTTACCAGACATATGGTAGAATGGGAGAGAATCAGTTCATGACTGATATGACTTCTCAGATTAACCAAGCTGTTCAGAGTGGATCAATTTCTCAGACAGCTACCCCGCAGGATATTTATTCCCAGGTTGTTCAACCTTGGATTAATAAAATGTCCCCTCAGGGCTGGCAGCCGACGAACACAGTAGGCGGTGCACCTGAGCAGGGAGCAGTTGGAAACCTCCTGACAAATCTGATTGGGGAGTATCAGTCTGATTTGCAGGGAGGATGGACTGGTGTCGGAGGCCAACAGCCCTTCTCATCTCTTCCTAGCTTTGGTGGCGGGGCTCCTTTAACCCCTATTTCTGGAATAAACAAAGGTGGCAGTCCTTCTCTAGGTGCCGCCGGGAGAATTGCATATGCCTGATTCAGGCTTATATGGCGCACCAGCTGGGTCAATTGCCGCGAGCAATCAGATCGAAACTGAACAGGCAAATAATCTCTCCCTTGCGACAGGAAAGGTTGCGCTTCAGAAAGCGCAGGTTGACCTCGCTGCGCAAGAGAAAATGATGAAGATGATGTCGGGAGGAGGAGCAGCCGGGCAGAATGCCTCTGGAGGCACAGCAGGGGGCACGGCGGATATGCTGGATACTCTGGCAGGCTATGCCGCCGCTGCAGGACTTCCGGAAGAAGTTAAGCAATATGCTTCAACAGCATCAACGATTCGGAGGAATCAAGCCTACATCACAACACAGACGCTGAATAAGCAGATCAAGGAGAGTGGGACGTATGCCAATCTCTTGGATGATGTCCATGACCCGCAGAGCTGGCAGAGAGCTAATGCCTTGTTTGCCGTGCAGACAGGTCGACAGTCTCCCTTTGCCAAGCTGCCTTATAACCCGAAGATCGTCCAAGCGCTGAAAGAAGGCGCGATCTCGGCTAAGGATAAGGCAACTATCGCCGCCTCGAGGGCAAGAGAACTGGCCTCTGATGCTCAGGTTAAAGTTGATAATGAGCGAATTAAGCTGTTAAAAATACAGGAGACAGAGACCCAGGCTCGTGCCGACCATCTGAATAAGATTGGAGGAGGGAAGCCGCCGACGGCACAAAATCTCTCAGCGATTACCGATCTCGTCGTGAGGGACTTTGGGAAGCAAGTTCCAATGGAGACGGTAAGAACTCTTGCTCGCCCTGTTGCAGAGAGAATGGATGAGATCCTTCGTACCTCCCCTGGCCTGCAACGTAGTCAGGCGGCAGAGAGAGCGTATCAGGAAGCAAAGGCTGAGGGCGACTTCGGTGGGCTGAGGAAGATGCCGAGTCAGAGAGGTACAAGAGAGAACCCTCTTCCCCTTCCTCAGGATCAAAGTAAATGGCAGCCGAACTTGTATTATACTCTTCCAAATGGCGAGGTCCGTTTGTGGAATGGAAAAGGCTTCCCTCCGACTGAAGGAGGACTCTGATGCCAACTTACACTGCAGATGAGGTCCTTCGGATGATGAAGGCCCCAATACTGCCGACTGCTAAACCGCTCACTGCAAAGCCAGGGAAAGTTCTCTCCATTGCCGACGTGCAGAAGATGCAGCCTTCATCAGCGAAGCCTCTGACCGTCTCCCAACGCTGGGAGAATGCGAAGAGTGATGTAAAGGACTTTGTCGTCTCGGCGGCAAAGACTTATGAAAAAGGCGAGCAGGCAGGGCTTCGCCATCCAGTGGATTATTCCTGGGGCATGGCTAAGGGAATGCTCTCTGGCCTGGTTGATCTCGGCGGTCTGGCAGTGGAAGGCGTTTCGGGAGGAGCAAAGGCGCTTCTGGAGATGAAACACCCTGGGGAGAACTTCCAGTCTGGAATGGATGCAGGAAAGAAGCTGGTTAACAAGATTGCCCCGACGATTCAGAAGCATCTTCAATCCAGTGGCCCTACACAAGACACTGCGAATCAAGTTCTGGGTATGATTCCTCAGGCGATCCAGGCAGCTGGAGATACAGGGTTTGACCTAACAGGATCTCCCTTTGTCGGCGCGGCAACGCAGGCCGTCGGCACACTGGTGAGCCTGTTAGGAATGAAAGGACTGACAGATCCTATTGCGGCCCTTCGACATTCTTCCGAAAGCGCTAAGCCGGTTGAAAGACCATTACCAAGTCCCAGCGAAGAGCTATCTGCTGAGTTTGAAGGAGAGGACTTTGAGCCAGATGAGCCAGCTCCAGCCACTAAACATGCAGATGAGTATACTCCTCCAAGAGAAACAAATGTTAAGGAAATTAATAGTGGCTTACAAAAACAGCTGAAAGATATTGAGGATGAAAAAGAAGAGATAGAGAGCCGCATGTCGAATCTCACTCATGATCGACACGAGTCTGGACTTTCTCCAGGACAGGCTGATGCTCAGAGGGAAGCATTAGCAGCAAAGCATATGAAGCTGGAAGAACAAGCAAAGAATCTTCAGGGACGAATTACTCCTGCTTCTAAGCCGGCGGCTGTCGTAAAGCCACAGGAAAAATCTTTGGAGCAGCTCACAGCCGAGCTCTGGAATGTAGCTCATCAGACTCGAGAATCTCTCACCAGGACGGATCAAAACGCCTCTGGAGAATCCAGTGCCTCGTTAGAAGCTCAGTCTCGTGTCCGCGAGGAAGAATCCCGTGGAAGAGCCAGATTCCTTGTCGATCCTGACGGAAAGGCCACTCCTCTCAAAGGAGTTGATGCCGCCGATGTCAAAGCGCCTTCTGGGCATATCATCGTCCAAGCGAACGTTGGTGCCAATCCCTGGACTATCCTTGATCGTGGTGGCCTTCCATCGACACACGCGCAGGGGCTGCTGGCGAGAGCTGGTAAGAATCTGGATGGAGCCCTTGCAGAATCTAAGGCAGGGAAGATCGGAGGACAACAGAGAATTGCTCCGCCGGCAAAAGTACAGAAGGAAGACCCGGTAGTGTTTCAGGAGAATGGAAAACTGGTTACGAGGTCTGTTGTCAAGCAGGCTTTCAATATCAGTGACAAGGCAATGTCCCTTCCAGGACTGAAATTCCTCCGTCTGCATGCAGAGCAGACTCTGGAAGAGATTCAGCGGCACATCGCTCCCGAGTCACTCGGGCCAGAGGCCAAGGCCGCTGCCGCGATCCTGGCGAAGAATATGGCTGAGTCTCAGATGAGAGAGGCGAACTACTACACAAAGTCTGCCGTTCGCCGGTCGTTCTGGAATTCCAGGATGGACAATGCCGCCGACTTCATCCATCGATATGAGAAGGGGGGGAAGTTCGATGACCCTGTCCTCCAGAATGCCGCCGACGCTTATCGAGGCTGGAATACGAAGATCGCTAATCAGGACACTGTCGATCATATCGAATATGAGCCGGTAGATAATTATCTCTTTCACGCATTTGAAAACGGGGATGAAGTTAAAGACTTCCTCGGGGCAAAGTATAGAGGTAAATGGGGAGATCCTGGGTTTACCAAGGACCGGGTCTTTGATCTCTATGATCAGGCTATAAAGGCCGGCTTCAAGCCAAAGTACACTAATCCAGAGGATATCATGCTGGCCCGGCAGCACGCCTCGGATATTGCTCATATGCGAATCCAGGCGCTGAGAGATCTTGCCGACGCTGGGTTGGCAGTTCAGATTAGAAAGGGGATGAAAGGCGCACCGGATGGCTTTGCCTCAGGAGAATTCCGTGCGCCTAATGGAGAGAGATACTGGGTTAATAACAAGGCGGCGCAGATTCTCCATAATGCCTGGAACACCAAGAGCCTCTGGCAGAGTCCTGGGGTTGCCGGCAAGACCTTCCGTGGAGCTATGTTCCTCAAGAATGCTCTAATCCCCTTCAAACTTGGCTTCAGCCTTTTCCATCCTCTCCACGTCGCGACGATTGATAATGCCACTGGCATGGTCCGAGCTTCAAAAGAGCTCCTCTCTGGGACAAAGTCTCCGACAGAGTGGATGAGGGATATACTGAAATCGGCAACCTATGTCGATTCCATCGGCCAGACTCGTGCCGGCTACCGACTAATCAATCTCTGGAAAGGTAAGGTTCCTGAAGGAGAACTCACCGATGTCGACCGACAATCCCTTCAATGGATGGTTGAAGGTGGATTCGTTCCTGAAATGCCAGTCCAGTATCGTACAGGTGCGCTTGCGAAATTCAAGGATGCTGTGCAACGGCACTCGGCAACTGCTGCCTGGCATGCACCATTTGCTGTTATTGATGCAATGCAGAAGCCTCTGTTCCAGGTCTGGATTCCGAGTCTCAAATCAGCTTCGTTCCTCTCTGACGTTAAGACAGCGATTGCGGCTGATCCGACACTGTTGGACAATCCACTGAAGAGACAGATTGCCTTTCGCAAACTTGCGAAGTCAGTGGATAATAGATATGGAGAGATGGCGTATTCCACGCTATTCTGGAATCGCTGGATGAAAGACGTGGCAGTTGCGAACACGCTTTCCCTAGGATGGCAGCTGGGCTTTTTGAGAGAATATGGAGGGGCGGCATCGGACCTGGGCGAGACACTGACGAAGAAGGGATCGCTTTCGACAAAGACTCGTGCCGGCCTTCTCGACCGGCCACTGTTCTCCTTATTCTACACAACCCAGGCACTGGCTTATGGCGGCCTTCTAACCTGGGCTATGACCGGCAAGCCGCCGACTCAGCTGCTGGATTACGTCTACCCCAACGTCGGCACGGATAGGGAGGGGAAGACGAAGCGTGTCTCTACCATGTTCTACCCCAGGGAATTCTGGGCCATTGCCAAGCATGTTCAGAACCAGGGTCTTCTAGGCGGTGCTGGCGACTTGGTTCGAAGCAAGAGCTCCGGCGTCCTCGGCCTTACTGCTGAATGGGCGACAGGAGTCAACGGCCTTGGCCAGGAGATCCGTGATCCAAATTCTCCTCCATTTCAGAAGCTCGAACAGACGCTGGCGAATTCTCTGAGCGAGTTCGAGCCGATTTCGCTGGAAGCGATTAAGCGTGGAGGGAATCCTGTGATGAGTACCCTGGGCTTCACTCCTGCACCTAGGTATATCACAGAGACGAAATCTCAGTCCCTGATCCAGCGAATGTATGATAAGTATTATCAGGGAAAGGAAACTCCCTATGACCGAGTTCAGAAGTCTAAGGACATGTCTGTCCTTCGTCAATCCTATGCCGATGCAGATCAGGATAAATTCGACTCAACTCTGGAGAAAATGAGGGATAAATTCCAGCTCTCCCCCAACGAAGAACAGAGGATTGTTCAGTCTCTTAACGAGTCTAAGGACAGTGCCTATGTTAAGATGTTCAAGAGGCTCTCATGGCAGGAACAGAAACAAGCTCTGGACAAGATGACAGCCGACGAGAGGGAGACATATCTTCCCGTCTCGAATGTGGACCATCTCCGCTATTCCTACATCCCACCGGGGGACCAACAGTGAAACTCCTCATGATGGATCTTGAATCTTCCTGTGGAATGGACTTGGTCATGCGCGCGCAGCAGCACGGACATGATGTAGTTTACTGGACTCCGGAGCCTGCTCCCGTCGGCACGGGTCTTGTGAGGAAGACACAAGACTGGGAGAAATACATGAAGTGGGCGGATCTGATCGTCCTGACAGGGAACTGCAACTATCCTAAAGGATTTGAGGAGTATTTCACCTCTGGCTTCCCAATCTTCGGCACACCACCGAAGGCGGCGGAGTTGGAACTGGATAGAGGCAAGGGACAGGAGATTTTGAAGAAATATGATATCCCTGTCCTGCCTTATAAAGTCGTCTCATCGGTGAGAGAGGCGCAAGAGCTCTTGGTAAAAGAGGGCCGGCCGTTCGTTATGAAGCCTTGGGGAGGAGAGGGAGACAAGGCTATGACCGCCGTTCCTCGGTCAGTGAATGAAGGGCTCTACATCCTCGAGTGCTGGAAACAGAAGGGCCTCTTCAAAGGCCAGCTCATGATGCAAGAGAAAGTGGAAGGAGTGGAAATTGGAATCTCCGCCTTCTTCGGCCCTGGTGGGTTTACAAAGGCGAAGGAAGAGTCCTTTGAACATAAGAAGTTCCTGAACGATGACCTGGGAGAGAATACTGGGGAAATGGGCACAGTCATCCGACATGTGGATGAGTCGAAGCTTTTCGATCTTCTCCTCGATCCGCTGAGTGATTATCTCCACCTTGTCGGCCCGGTGACGGATGTTAGTATCAACTGCATCATTGATGGGGAAGGAACACCCTGGCCACTGGAGTGGACGATCCGCCTTGGCTGGCCGGATTTCTGCATTCGACAGCCACTGATTTACTCTGACCCTCTGATCTGGATGGCAGATTTGGTCTATGGGAAGGACAGTCTTCATATTTCAAAGGACGTTGCCGTCGGCGTCTTAATGGCACATGGGGACTTCCCCAGGGAAGAGGATGATGCGAAGGAGTGGTCAGGATTCCCTGTCTCTTTAGGAAGTGATCATAATTCAAACTGCGTCCACTGGCAACAGGTTATGATGGGGGAGGTACCGAGGGAAAGTGGGAAGAGGATTAAAGAAAAGACGGTTATGGTCACTGCAGGGCAGAGACCACTGATCGCAACTGGAACAGGGGAGGTTGTGAAGGTTGCTGCGAAGGAGGCTTATAGGACGGCTAAGGCAATTCGCTGGCCTTCTAATGTAATGTATAGGACTGACATAGGAAAACGGCTGGAGAAGGATCTCCCACTGATTCAGAAACACGGCTTCGCTAAGGGGATGAGGTACGACAGATGAACGCTCGTGTAGGCCCAGCTGACTTTTACGAAGATGGAGGATGGAATCTCATCTGTTCCATGTGTGGGAGGAAGATGAAATCTTCCGAGGCAGTTAAGAACTGGCAGGGAATGTGGCGACATCAGAGATGTAACGAGCCGAGACAGACACAGGACTTCGTCCGAGCGCTACCGGATAAGGAGACTGTCCCCTTCTCCCAGCCGCCGAGTATTAACTACCTTCAAATCGACCTCGTCCTTCCAATAACAGCTTCTCTGTTATACACTCCTTTCATCTATACAGATGCCGGGAATATCCTCGCTACGGATAGTGGACTGGGATTCACTACGATCGCGGCACTTCCGTTCACTGCCTTTGCTAGTATCCCTGGCTGGGTGGATATCCAGTCGATACTCTGGACCTGGCAATCGGGCGGAGTGGGAATCGCGATCAACAGTCCAAATACAGCGCTCACCACTTTTACTCTCACTGACATCACTGATTCTGGTGTTGCGCTTTGTACTGTGACAAGCACCGAAGGTGGCGTCGGCACAGCAACCTGCAATATCAATTAGGAAGGACAATGGGCACTACAACAATTACCGCTCTTCCAGCTGGCTCATCTATTGTAGGGACTGAACCGCTCCCTGCAGATCAAGCTGGAGCGACAGTTAAGTTCACTCTGTCTACGATCTTTGCCTGGGTCTTTAGCCAGTTAGCTCCAACGTATTCTGCTGCCGTCCTTGCCGGCCCGAATAATGTAGTTCTTCCTGGAGCAGGGGACTATGTCTTCAGTGTGAATACCTCCGCTGGAATTGTTACCTATTCCGGCTTCGTCTCACAGAGAGATGGGCAGAAGCTAACCTTCATCGCGAATGGAGCGAATGGGATAAAGTTCCTTGCTCTTCAAACATCTAATGCCGCCAATCAGATTCAAGCAGCTGGGGAGACGGATATTGTAGGGGGAGATTCTATTACACTTCGATATTCCAACGGCTTTGGAAAGTGGCTATTCACATGAAAAAACTGATCTCGATTCTTCTCCTGTTTGCACTCGTCGGCACGGCACAGGCACAGAGATATCCTTACTTCGGTCCGGCGAATGGGATTCTCAAAGGGCAGACTACAACCTATCAAACAACGGCGGCAGTAGCCTCTGATATCATGGCGCTGCTGAATCCAACAGTACATGGAGTTCTGATTGGAGAAGGAACAGGTCCTCTGCTCTCTTTAGCCATGTCTGCGGATACACTTCTTCAAGGAACCGGGGCTGACCCACAGACAGTTACACTTCCTGATTGTGCTATAGCCCTTACTTACTCAACCTCTACACATTCTTTTGGCTGTGCTGCTGGTGGTTCAGGGACAATCAATTCAGGAACAACATCGCAGATAGCAGTTTATCTAACTGGCGGAACAACACTAAGTGGAAGTGCAAACGCATCTCTAACTTCGGCCGGAGTTCTAACACTTGGTGGCATTCTTGTTCTTAACGGGGGAGTAGCAGAGCAAAAAAACGCTACAGTTGGAACAGCTGTTCACAGTATATTTGGAAGTGTTGCTACAGGAGGTTCTGGGAGCACAACTCTTCCTTATGTATACTATAATCTAGGAGGAATTGGTCCTTCTGACTGGTCTGTTAACGGGGCTTATATAGGATTTAATACAGCTTCTGGGTATACTGGAAATATCTACGACGTCCATATCAACGGTGGCCTTTCCACCGCGTCTCTATCTGCCGCCGGCATCTCGACAGTAACTGGTTGTTCAGGTTGCACTAAATCCGTCGGTGCGCCTTTTACCATATCCAGCTGTGGAACACCTACAGCAGCTGGAGGGCCGGCGGCAGGCTCTTTCACAGCTGGCTCGACCAGCTGCAATCCTGTGATCACCTTGTCAGCAGCCGCCCATGGCTGGCACTGTCGGGCCGACGACGAGACGACGAATATTACTTTCCGTCAGACTGCACATTCGACTACAACTGCAACACTGACTGCTAGTGGAGCAGTTACTACCAGCGACTCAATCCTGGTAGATTGCTCAGGATTCTGAGAGGAATTATCATGGCTGATCTGATCACGATTATCTTCGACCAATTGGATAAGCTACTGCCAATGCAGTATCGCGTTCGTATCGTCTCTTGTGCAGCTCTCGTTGGTCTACTCGCATTTGGCTTCTGGTCGATTCGTAACTTCTCAACCAAAGATGACGTGCAGCAGTCAGTCCTTACCGCCATCGCTCCACTCACTGCCACCATAGCCGCTGTTCAAAATACCGCGACTTTGGACCGAAATCGCTTTGACAGCTCGTTAAATTTCTTGTCGCAGCAGTCGATTGAAGCGGCGATTACTGCAAAGGTCAAACTACGATGTCTGTCCTCAAGTGGTGATCAGCGTGTAGACTTGACTGATGACATTCAGCGCCTGGAGGATAAATACTTCACGCTGACCCACGGTCAAGGCTATCCACAGCCTACTTGCTATGAAGCTGGCGTGGACACTAAACAGGGGCAATAATGAACGAGGTAGATATCTGTCAGGCAAGGATGAAAAAGAGAGAGGAAGGGGATAAGCAATTTCCTTACAATGATACTACAGGGAAGAGAGTTACCTGCAAGCCGGGAGGGAATCTTTCCATAGGTCAAGGGATTAATTTGGAGTTCGGCCTGGATGAGGAAGAGAGAGACTGGCTTACCAGGCATAGGTTGCTGGCACATGATGTATGGCTGGAGAAACTTGCTTGGTATATCTCACTGGATACAGTGAGGAAGAGCGTCTTCCTGGATATCTCTTACAATGCCGGCGACGGCGGGCTTCTCCATTTCCCTCACTTGATCGCTGCGGCAGAGAGGAAAGACTGGGCAGAATGCCAGAAACAGTGCCATGTTAAGAACCAGCAGCTGGATGAGCAGAGATATACCCCACTGGGGAAGATCCTTGTAACAGGAATTGATCAGTAATATTTGGAGAACGCCTTGAAGAATCTTATACGAATTGCCGCATTTGCTACGCTGCTTCTCTGTGGAACAGCTCTAGCCCAGACTTCTGGTACAGCTACTTGGGCCTATGTAGCTCCAACGCAGTACACCGATTTGACCGTGATTTCGAGTACCGCAGTCATTACGTACAATCTCTATGTCGGCACCACTGGCCCGGGTAGCGAAGCTGCGACGCCAGTGCAGACTGGTATTAGGTTCACGAGCGCGATCACTTCCGGCTACACCGCGACCGAGCAGGTTTGTGGGTATGTGACCGCGGTAGTGGCGGGCATTGAGTCGCCGCATTCGCTTGAGGCGTGTGAGGCGTCACCGCCTGCTGCGAAAGTGCCAGGTGCTCCGGGCGGACTCACTGTTGTGATGACGCCATGAAACTCGATGCGTCCAAGTCCGCTGGCGCGCTCGTCGGCGGCGCAGTTGCACAGATTGCCTGTGCGTCTCTCAAACACTTCGCAAGTCTCCCCCTTGATTCAGTAACGGAGTCCTCTATTACTATTCTCTGTATCTTTTTGGCTTCCCATCTAATCCCAAACGAACTGCCGGCACAGCCGGTGAAAGGTTGATTATGACTAACATCAATATTCCTTTCCTGGTCAAGGTCTCGACCGATCTCCTGATCAGTCTCGAGGTAAACAAGGACGGAGCTGCGAAGGTACAGGAGAATGCGCAGACTGTCGTCAGCATTGGAAATGCTGTCGTGCAGTCAAATGGAGATCCTGCCACGATCATGACAGCGATTGATACTGCCCTTGCTGCGAGCACTGCTGATCCGGCGAAGGCTGCAGCGATTCAGACGATCATTGCTTGGGTGGGCACGAAGGCAGCAGCACTCCAGGCACTGGCTTCTGGCTCCCTGACAGCAGCAGAGGTTACGACGATCCTCGTCAGTGCCGCGAGCGAAGCGGTAAGCGTTGCGCAGAAGTATCTGCCGGCGGCAAAATGACCCTTCCTCGTATCATAGTCGTAGCTGCGCCAGGCCTCGCTTCCAAGGCGATAGAGGACTTTGGTGGCTGGTCACACATGGGGAATCTGCTGACGGATGATACAGTGCTGGACGCTCGTGCCGATCGTATGACCTTTGGAGGGAAAACAATAGAAGCTGGAGTGCAGCTTCGGCCGGCACACTATCTCGATTCAGAGCCCAGGTGGGCGATCTATGAATTCGGCACGGAAGAGATGTATGGAGCCTGGGCAATGGCAGGGCTGAAGCAGATTGGAAAGCCTTACGACATGAAAGGGATAAATCGCTTTGGAGAGGGACTCATCACAGGAGATGAGTCTGATTCTAACTATAACCCTCTCAATCCTGCCTCGAGTACAGCTTGGTTCTGTGATGAGCTGTCCATCTACATGGCCTGGCAGTGCAGGTATTTCAACTTGCCGGCGGGGTATCTGCCCTTTCTCCAGACTCCTGGAGCTGCGCTCAATCTCTTCCTTGGAGCTGGAGCGAAGCTGATTGCGAGTAAGAGCTAGCTAACTAACCTGTGCCCTGGAGATTCGTCTGGGGCACTTCTTACAACCTGAGGCATGCCGGTTTTCAAAGCGACGCAGATTGCTTCAGCAATGTCGGAAGTATCTTCTATAGCTTCATAGATCAACATCCCTTTCCTGGGATCGAAGACAGTGGTGCAGACGATAGTTCGCACGAGGTTCTCACCATGCTTCTGAACAGAATTGATCTGGTCGGCACGATGCCAGATGTAAGTTCCGTTGGGAAGCGTCCAGCGAATTAGCATGTTAAGTCTCCTGATTATTGGGGACAATTCGATCGATGGAATCGGGGACAATAATCACTTACCCCTGAGCCACGGTCCCTTCTCCGTAACAATGATCTCAACCAAGCCGGCACGAATGGCGCCGGTGAAGATGCCTTCGATGTTACGAGCATCAGGGAAATGCTGATGGACGAACTGATAGGCAATGGAATATGGAACGCCTTCGGGTTTCACCCTGACGAACTGGATGAAGCGGTCTACCTGTGTCGCCTGTACCGACTTCCCGATCTTTGAGAAGACCTTCGGCATATCCTGTTCCAGGTCCGAGACCATCGAGTTCGCGAGGGCGAGGTCGTCGGCAAGGATAATTCGTTCATCGCGTTGGGCCGCTGCCAATACCATCGCCAGTTTGTGGATATGCGTCTGCTTTCTTGCAAGGTATCCACCAAAACGGTCATCACCCTCGAGCCCTGAAGGCGGCTTACTATTGTGCCTTTCATACCAAATCTTTCCCCAATCAAGTGCAGCAGAGTCAAGCTTGTAGGGACCAATAATAGATTTAGCGATGTACTCAAGGTCAGAAGAAAGCCGTGCAGCAATATCTGCGATTCCCGCCGGCACACTAAGATGCGGATATGCAACAAGCTTATCTTTTTTGTCAGTGTATACGAAGAGACAGCGGGATGTGAAGCCGCCGCCAATGACATGCTCTGGGAAATTACCAGCAATCCAAGACGGCGTTGTGCAAGCAATGAGGTTGATCCAAGGATTCTCAATCGTGTCATTTCCTGAACCTTTTGTCATCTTTCTCAGGGCGCCTGTTTTGGCGTCCCAGAGAGTGATTAAGAGGTCGATCATGTCCCTGTCCGACGGGTTAATAAGGTTACCAAACTCCGATGACTCAAGCGTAAGAGCGCACTGTGTGAGGTATTCTCCGTCAAGTTCGAAAGCCTCAGACGCGCCTGCAAACGCAGTAACGAGAGCAGGCCAGGTAACAATGTCAGGGCCAAAGTTAATTCCTGGAACTCGACGGAGTAACTCAATCGCAATCGACACGGTTGTGGACTTGGAGACGATTCCTGGCGGGGCCACGAAAATGATGTAGTGGTTCGGATACCACTTAAAATATGCCATGTCGATCCAAACTTTCCTCCGCAGCGCGCCGGCCAGAGCGGATACTCCAGACCAGAAATGCATCCGCTTAGGAGCTTCGGAGAAAGAGGCGTATTCGACATAGGCTTGTAGCCAATCGGGGAAGTTTCGGGACATTACCTTCTCCGTTCAGCAATTCCCCCAGGAGATTGGGGAAGAGGTGACACTGAACGGAATGACAAGTGGGTCTTCATATGGGATTGTAACATGAGAGCAGGCAAGGATGCCAGCAAGCGATTTATCACGAAGACGAGAGGGGAACTGGCCGCCGAGGGAGTCGTGGACTTGGATCAAGGTCTGGACATCATCAGGACCGAAGTCCATCGTTCCACGAGTTAGCTTCTCGTCGATATTGAGCCAGATCTTATTGATGACTATAGAGACTGTGGATTGTGGGAGCCATGCGACAGCCTCAGGCAGGATAGTATCAACCCTATCGAAGATGTACCATCTGTACCCGAAACGATTCTCCACGAAATGGAACTGCCCGATTTGTTTTTCAACTCTATTATGCCATCTCTGGATACCAGGATGCGCTCCAAACCAAATTTTCTGAGCTCTGTCCACTTCATGGATAGTTCGGCCAGTGTGGGCAGCCATTGTTCTGGCACTTCCAACGTAGTTTGTTCCATGACAGAACACTTTTGAGAATTCTCTGACATATTTAAGTGGTCCTCTGTGATCAGGGTATTTTGGATGGCTCTCGACAAGTTCGGAGAGTTCAGGGGGATCTTTTCCAAGCAGTGTAAAAGAGTTGAGTAAGTGAATATCTACGCCTTTCTTAAGAGCGTCTTTGAGAAGTTCATCTTCTGCCTCCCAAGCTACGACCTGAAGGTCAGCTCGATCAAGGTCTCCATTCCACCAGTCATGTGATGGATCTGGTACAAACATTGCCCGGAGATTTGGCAGAGCATAGGGATCTCCAATCGCGGCGATATTCCCCCGTGCCTTAGCTTTACCAACACTCTTAGATTTCTCCGAAGGAATGTTCTGTAGATTTCCACCTGAATCGAATGCGTCTTCTGAAGACGAGAGACGATAAGTGACAGGGGCGGACTTTCCACTGGCAGAGCCTCCGATGTTGTAGGAACAGCGCATTCGGCCGTCGTAAGAGAGCGGCTTCTGAAGGAAGCTGGAGAGGAATACGCCGAGGGTTCGGATGTCAGAAATGCAATTGATAACGGGCTTGAGGACCGGCTCTCGCTTGGCGATGGTTTGAAGAGCATCGTCGTTGAGAGTGACTCGTGCCGGCTGGCCCTTTTTGGCCCTGGTCATGACAGGAGTCTGGCCGAGGTCCTGGTAGAATAGCTTCTGCATCTGACCGTTAGGGCCGTTGGAGCCGGGGTTGAGAGGATAGCCGAGAACGTCGATTAAGAACTGATGCCGTTTGGCACTCTCCTCCATTACTTCCAGGATGAGTTCGTCCCGCATTTTCAGATCAATGCGCACGCCCTTGAGCATGGCCTTGAGAACTGGCCAGAAGAAAGCTTGTTGCTGAGCATAGACAGCCTCGAGTTTCAGCTGCTTCGCAATATCGATCTCAGTGACACCGCACTCATCTGTATAGACACAATCTTCACAGTTGTAGAACCAACCAGGATCCTCGCCGGCGGCTGTGTCTAGCTCTTTCCCTTCATCCTTCCACCAAACGTAATAGTTGCAATAAAGTGAAGCTTGATAGGAGATCTTTTTCGGCAGGTCGCTGAAGAGCGAATGCTGCGCAATCATCGTGTCCTGAAGATTACGCGTTCGCATCGCTGGGACGAAGTGCCACCAACGCCAAGTGTACTGACTATCATAGAGTAGATTCTGGCCGACGACGAATACATACTTATGCGTGAGCAGTCGACAGAGAAGGAATACAATCTCGCTTTCCTCTTCTTCAGTCCAATATCCCACCTGTCTCTCAACACACATAAACGGGATACAGAGCGCTTCAGTGAGACTCCACGAAATTCCTGCACAAGCAATGTGGCTTGAGCGAGTCTCAAGGTCGAACGACAGTCGTAACTGCTCTCCACTTTCAAGTCGATTGAATAGCCACTGGAGTAAGGAGACTGTGAGATTAAAAGAGGGACGAATGTGGAATTGCCAAGCTGGTTTCGGGTAATCTTCTCCGTTGATAAAACGCTTAGCCCGCCGGAAGTCAGATATGACAGCCGGCCGGTGGGGCCACTCACGAAGCACTGCAGCGGGATGGATAGTGGGAATGACCTTTCGATCGGGGAAGTCGGTGGCATAGAGCATACTCCCTCGCCAGTTGGTGATGCCCCACTTTCCTGTAAGTGCCCACATGGAGGCGTTGCCGACTGGGATGATGACATTTGGCTTTACTTCTCTGATCTCACTCTTCAGCATCTCGTATCCTTCGACGAGATAAGGATGGACTAGCTGGCCCCGCATTAAGAAGAATTTCCTCGGATCGAAACCAGCGTCTATTCTCTTCTGATCATCCTTTGTTATCTTCTTTGAGAATTTAAGGGAGTCTCTCATCCAGAGCTTCATCTCATTGTCTGGCGGACAATAGCGAGCGAGGTTAGTGACGAAGCACTCATTCCTCTCAATGCCGGCCTCCTTGAGCATCTTAGTGAGCTCCCAGCCAGAGGTGCCGACGAACGGCTTCCCCTCCCGGACTTCCGTTTCGCCGGGAGCTTCGCCTACTATCATTATTCTAGCTGGAACTGGCCCGTCAGGGCGGACGGGGTTAGTCAACGAAGGCTCCTCGGGAGAGGAGGAAAGTACAGGATCTATCTAGATCTTCAGGATCGACATTCCAATACGGCTTTTTAAGTAATTGGAGTTCTTCCTTTTCTGCCTTAATGCCTGAAGAATCATCAAGGCCGGGAAGGACAAGGAACCAGGCCATGGAGCAGGAACGAAGGAAGGCAGCATCCTGCTTCCACCAAAAGAGATAATCGCCGGGGAGGCAATGAGAGACGGATACTGGATGCCAGGCGGCGATTGGGCAGTAGACAGGGATCTTGTGGCCGGCGATCTGGGCTAGGGCCTTTAAGACTTTTTCGTAACGGTCCTGACGAACAGCCGGGTCTGAATGGGAGTAAGGACTCCCGAGGTAGAGGAAGGTTGTCATGGTGAGTCTCCTATTTCAGGGATTCAAGACGCTTGCCGGCAATCCCAGCCGCCGAGGCGTCTTTCTCTATTCCCGTAGCCAGTACTTTAAGTTCATGGGCGGCTGGGAAAATCGGGCCAGAACCACAAAAGGGGTCAAGAGCAGTATCGCCAGGGCTAATACTACGAAGCAATAGATCGCGGTAAAGACCAACAGGCTTCTGCGCATGATGACCCAGATTCTCTTCTGAAGGATAGACCAGAACATCGGAGTATAACCTCGTGACTTTTCTATCGCCTTTAACTGCGAAGAGGATGGCTTGCCATTTCCTCTGTGGCCCGTGCTCAGGCCAGGGTGCCCGCATGCCGGAGGGATTGATCCAGATGAGAGGGGTTCGGAATACTCTCCAGCCTTGAATTTCTATCAGGAGCTTCAGCTCGTGGAAGTGATCTATGTCACAGAAACAATATAGATGGGCAGAAGGCTTTGTAATCCTCTCTGTGAGACAGGAGAAGTCCTTCATCAAGGCTACCCAGGATTCGTAGCTATCATCGTAGAAGTGACCGCCAGGAGTCTTGCCGCCGGAGTCAGAGAAATCTTGAGCATCTATTCCGTAAGGAGGATCGGTGATGATCACGTCGAACTGTTTTCCTTGTTCACAGAGCGTACGCATTATCTCTATACAATCTCCCTGGAGGAGAGTGTGGCAGGCACTGGTGAATGTCGGCCCGAGGCGAGTAGCGAGTTCAGCGTTCTTCTGCGCCTCTTCCTTTCGCTTGAGTACTTTAAAAGCCTCGTTTATGTTCTTCGCAGCTGCGACTTCAGGGATGTGAAGGTTGCGAGAGACGATGATTTCCTTTCTGGTGAGGTCTTGAGAGCCGGCAGAAGCCCCGTGGACTTCTACAGAGAGCTTCTTAATAGAAGGAGGCAACTCGCCTCGACGCTCTGCCTGGCCGGCACGGACCTCTTGAAGCTTCTTCATCGCTAAAGCGCGGTCTTGCCAAGAGAGATCCTCTCGCTTAATATTCTCTTCCAGCTCAATAGCAAAGGCCTCGATTGGGTCAATCTCGCCGAGATAGTTGCAAGGCAACTGGTCTTCAGGAAAGTACTCAGTCCCACATTTGACTTGCCGGCCGGTCCCCCAGAGATACTTGATTGCATTCAATCGCCTCCAGCCGGCGACCAGGATGGTCTGCTCTTTATCATCCTTTCGGATGATTAGAGGATGGAGGAGGGAGTAGGTGTCGATTGAATCTCCCAGCTCGATAATAGCCTCGGGAGTAAACTCCTTCCTCTGGCGTTCCACTGGGATAACGAGCTCGGAGAGAGAGATTCTGCGAACAATTGTCATTTCTTGACCACCCCGAAAGAAACGAGGGGCGGAGAGCCGCCCCCCGGGTTTGCTTAGATATTACACCTTCGCAACCGTATCTACTCGATCGTAGATATCCCCTTCATACGGCTCCTGCTTGATCCGACACTTCACTGCCCGACCTTCCATTGAACGGGGGGAGAAGGCTACGCCGTCCTGGTTCATTCCCAGAGCATCTCTCCAGCGACGGAGCCGACCGTTCTTCCCAGGAGCCTGGTCGATCATTCCCTGATCTGTGACATCCAGCATCACGCCGTCGAGCAAGATGACCTTGGGGAAGCCGACGAGCTGAGCAGCAACGGTCGGATTCTGAGAGAGGTCGAACTCGACGGGGATCTGGAGACGCGTCCAGGGCTTTCCATCCTTCTCGCCCTGTTTGATATCGACCTTCCCAATCGTGCCGACGAGCTCTACACCAGCAGGGATGGGAGGACGCTTCACGAAGGCAGTTGTGACGGCAGAGTCGAGAAGGAGATTTGGATCGAATTGAGACATTTTTGTATACTCTGTATAATAAAGTTGGTTGATTTCTGATCTGTATAAGCTACGTTTGTATTCGAGTGTATTACCTCGTCTGATGAATGTATTTGCCTTGAACACTCACTTCACACCAGCGGTCAGCCGGCCCCCACGGCTTGTCCACTTGTCTAAGATCTGTTTGAAATCTGGAACGATGTTCTCTGCAACGGGGAGGTTTCGGGTCTTTAGGTCGCAGAGAGCATTGGCTGTGGACCAGGTCCAGACGGTTCCCGTCCTGACGGAGAGGATCACGTCAGAGAACATCGGGGGAATCTTTGGAGGGAGAGCTCGACCGAGGGAAGAGACGGTTACCTTGATCCCGCCCATAACCTGATCGACTTCTCTTTCCACATGGGAGATGAGGATGAAATGGCAGGGGCAGCCGTCGGCCAATATGCGCAGGGGCTTCTCAACCTGATCCTGGGCAATGCCCCAATCTGCCTGGGATCGAACGGGCTTATTCCCGACAACCATGCTCATGGCCAAGTTCCCCATCCCTGTCAGACCGTCTATTACGATCGCACGATTTGGCCCCCAGGAATCTACTGGGCCAAAGGTCTGGCCAGTGCGCTGGTCGGTGAAGTTCGAGAGAATTGTGAGGAACTTGAAATAGTTGTTTTTCTTATGCCGCTCGAAGTCCTGTTTCTTGTGAAGAGATTCCTGAGTGACCGAGCCGATCTCTTCAGCGCCTTTGGCAAGAGCGGCAAAGCCGCCTTCCGGCTGGCCCAGACGATGCCAGTGGAGATTCGGAGGAATCGGCTTGCCTCGATCGGTGAAATAGCCGATGAGGGACTCCATGCCGCTCTCAAGGGCGAGGAAATAGACCTCGAGCTGAGGGGAGTAGTCGACTAGAGTGCCGACGGCATGGGTCTTTCCCGTGCCAGTAGGGCCTTCCAGTAATACATTGACGCCTGGTAAAGCCGAAAGTTCATTCGATACCGCGGCTTGGATCTGAGTGTTCATCTGTTTCAAATGCCTTTATGTGAAGAAGCAACTCTCTGCGAAGCAGGGGCTCGGGAAGGGTCTCCAGAAGGCCCCAGTCTATATCAAATACCACATCACTGTCAAGTAAGGAACCGGGGATTGGATGAAGGGAACGATCTGAAAAGCCGATTCGTTTTGTCGGCTTTCCACATCGTTCACAAGAGCAAGCGATGACTTGATATTCTTCCTCCCCGACCTTCTTCCCGTCGAGCTTGATCTCAGCCCAAGAACGACGGCAGAAGGGGCAGAGGAAGACTCTGGAGCGAGCAGGGTAGAGAGCGCCGAGGCCGGCATCTGTGCGATACATCTCCGGCCGCTTGGAGAGATGGAAGCCAAACGGGCCGGAGATGGAATACATTATAGTCTTGGTTGTCAATCTAAACCTGTCTCACCAGGTGCCGTCATCACAAGATACGCCATCTCAGTAAGGGTGCGCGATAGCTCTTGACGCCTGGCCTTAGACTTTGGCAGCCAGATTGTAACAGCACTACGATCATCGTCCGCTGGCGGGTGGTGCAGTATAGGTGATGAATGCAGCATCAGTTGTACTGCATGGTAGGTCACTCCTGTGTTGCTCTTTTTAGCAACCAGGCGCGTTTCGTTCGTGAGCTCTTGACTGTAGACATTGATTCTCATAGTTTATGCTCCTTATGCTCCACAGGATTCCATCTCCTACGCTCAAAGTAAGTATTCAACTGCGCTTGCTGATCCTGCCAGAGACAGACGTCGGCAAATGTACATCTTCCAAACCCGGCACAGGCATCATCATAAGCATGTCGCCATCGACCTGTCTTCCAGACCCGGACGATTTCCTCTATCCAGTCCAGAGTCTCTTCATACCAGCGAGCCATCTGCCATTCAGGAAACATGACAATGGCTTGCTGAGTCTCGTACTTGGTCTTGAGGATGGAGACGCCTCGGATGATAGCGCCTTGAGCTTTTATCCCACTCCGATCGCACCCCCAGACGTAGCCCAACAACTGCCCACGAAGGTCCCACTTCTTTGACCAGGTTGCTCCGAGGGAGGTTGTGGTCTTCTCGTCTGTCACCAGGATGGAGCCGCCGTAATTCTGAATTGCGTCCATCTTCCCGCAATAAAGGATCGGGTTGCCAGTGACTGGGTTGTTGATGGGGAGAGGCTCGGAGAAAGAGAATTCAATCGCCCGCTTGCCGCCGGGCATGAGGATGGGGTAGGCGTCGTCGTCGTTGAGGGAATAGTTCTCCCAGTAGAATTCGAAAGCTCCCATCATACGGTCGAGAGACTTCGCTGTGTCGGTCTCGAACTCTCCGTAGAAGGTCATCAAGGCTTGAAGGCCAAGGCCGATTGCCTCCTCACGGGAAGCCCGTGGGCCAGAAAAACGAGAATCCCAGCGGACTTTATCCCCACGGATGACTGAGGGATCTCCCGGCTCGAGAGCAACGACGGTGCCGGTGATCCGCTCTCCAGTGTAGAAGGCCTTGCGGGTGACTTCTAAAGCCTTTGCAAAGGCCCCGCCGGCATGGAGATGGACGGAAGGCTCTTTAGGCTTCCAGTCCTGGATGTATTCGAGGAAGAACTTGGCTGGGCAAGCTTTGAATGTTGCCAGCATGGAAGAGTCAATGAAATCAGGAAAATACGCGTCGCTCATTTCAGAACTACCTTTGCTTGCGCTGACGTGTGTATTCGTTCATGCAGGCTCTATGTCTAAAGCCAGAAGTAGAATACTTGTACATGGTAGCGGGGTCGCCCCACAGCCTACAAAAAGGGCACTTTCGCATGTTGACATTACCGGTCGCTTCTATCTCCTCAGTTCTCGTGTGCAAAAGCTTGTGGTATTCTTGATCAGGGCAGATTACAATATCTTCTGGATTTACCCTTCCGTTTTGACAGTCCACATGATGAACCTGAGCTCCTGACGGCAACGCTCTACCGAGAATTAACTCAGCTCTTAAAATATGCGACCTTGTAACCAGTCCTGTAAAAGGACTTCTTTTTCTACCTGAATGCAGTCTTTTATCTGTTCTTGGCATAGACCCTCCAGAAATTAATCTGTTGACTCTGGCTGGTCGTTCCAGAGCTCATAATCCACCATCATTCGGTCGCCGAAGTGACAGACGCCACAGAGGCCAGAGGCTCTGATCTGTGTTGGCTGGTCGGGGTCTCTAACTCCTACAACAGGAGTGGACTCACAGACTTTGCAATCTATCCCGAAGATGGGAGTGAAGGTATCGGGAGGCATTAGAGATCCGCCAGGAGAGCATCCGTGTCGATCACTTTCTTCGGCGACTTGCCGGCGGCCTTCTTCTGCACAGCAGCGGCCTCTCTTCCTTGGCGTAAGAGGATGATGGCTTGCTGCATGTCTTCCTTGGTGATGGAATTGTCCATAACCTTTCTCCTCCATTCAGCAAGCTTCTGAGTAACCTCAGGGCTGTACATAGTCATAAATAATCTCACTCGTTAAACTGTTTTTGCAGTTTAAGTTCTTGCTTAATGGTATTTTGTATTTCCCTTAACTTAGGGGAATACTCCTTTTTCTGTTTAATGTTTACTGTATGCAGTAAAATTGCCAGAGTTGCCTCGTTATATTTTACAGTCATATACGGAGCTACTTTGCTTAAACAAGCACAAGCATCTTCTCTAGCAATACGCCATACCCATGTAAGTTTGTTTCCTGGCCTGTTATAGGCAGGATACATAGCTCCGCCGAATAACTCACGTAGCTGAAGCAAAGGCTCTGTTACAGTATTTAACACACTAACTGTAATAGCATAACTGCCATGTCCTCCTTCCAAATGAATACAGCCTTCTCCATCTATAAAACCGGCTGCCCAAGCAAGCTTTTCTCCTTTGGTTCTAAGCTCCATTTGTCTTCTCCAGTTTCTGAAAGAACTCTCTCAAGAGTTCGCAGATAAATCTCTGATACGCGCCTTTCGGCACTCGTCCTTCAACCGAGGAGAGCAAATAGAGATCCATCTTTGTCCTCAGATCCTCCGGTATCCAGACTCCTAACTTGATCGTCGGGATGATATTCGGCTTTCTGCCCATTTAACAGCTCTAAGAAGCGCTCTCGGAGCGCAATAGTTTCTTCAGGTGAATCTGGTCTTTCGACTTCAGTGGGAGAAAACCAGCCGCTACCAGAAACGACAAGAGTATGATGTGGCGGGTTCTCGGACTGAGCCGGCTGAAATCTTGTCCACTCTGGATGAACCTCGTGATGAAGTTCGATAAAGAGTCCAATCGGAATTCCAGAGGAATGGACGAGAAGGACAGTGAAGCAGGGCTTCCAGCGTTCTGGTTTTCCTTGAGCCTCGAGGGGAGGAATCTTGTGGCGATTTCGAGCTCGCTCTTCACGACGCTCTCGCGAAGCGACCCGGCGCTCACGGCGAACCTCGAAGAGAAGCTGATCGAGTGCATCTTTCATGGTGAGTCTCCGGTGGTGATATCACTTCGGATAGTCCTTTGTTACTGCCTGAGTGAAATAGACGTCTATATTGGTATTCCCATAGCCGTCTCGACAGTGAGTTTGGTAACTGGTTACTCCTCCTTGAGGCTGCCAGCCGTCGGCGATGGCCTTGTTTACCAGATCAGCTAGACTATTAAGATCACCCTCCCACAAAATCTTATATTCCTTAATCATTTCGGCCCCTCCCGACGAGAGGTTGAGAAGAAGGAAGGATGGGAAGAGGTTCTCAGCCGACGACGAGGGTAAGGTCGGAATAGCCAGCCGGCGGTTATAAGAAGAACCGGGGTCAGAATGACCCTAGCGCCTTGAGAGAAAGAGAGATGGACCCACCAGTGCATAAAGACTCCCCGTTATTGGGGATTATTTTACCAAAAGAATCGTCCCCGATAAATCAAGTGATGCACAAATGGGTCATCCCTTTATCGTGCAGTCTCTGGAAGGGAGATTACCCGTCCTATAGGCTGGAGTCGGTCGGTGAGGAAACTCGGGCCGATAATGTGCTTGCCGTTTTCAAGCGTGACATATCGGGCAAAGTAGCTGATACTTCGAACAGTCTTGTTCTCATCAATTATATCAGGTGTGATCTCTACTCTCACATCGTCCAGAATGACCTCCTTTCCATCTGAGAGATAGAGCTGATGCTTGGCCAGAGTTACGTTTTCTTTCATCTAAGAGATCCTCTAAGGTGAGTTTTAAGTGCTTTCACTTAAAGGAAAAGGCGGCATTGCTGCCGCCCTTACCCCGCCATCGGTGGAGACTCACCATAAGCCCCCGATGACTTGCAGAGGTTGGACTAACCCGCTGCTAGGCAAGCCCTGCCAGGAGGGCATCGGTATCGACGTGAGCGGTTTTTGCCGCCCGCTCCGCCTCGAGCTTCTCGACGATCGGCTTGATCTTTGGGGAGTTCTTCAGGGCGACCTTCTCGGCCTGAGACTTTCCAGAGAGGAACTCCTTCACCTGCTCGGCAGTCCGAGAGCCGGCGGCGAACTCGACCAGGGCTTTGATCAGGATAGAAGTGCCGGCCATCGCGCCGCCTTCACGCTTGACGTTCCACTCGCCCTTCTCGAGCCGCTTGACCAGATCCTCGACGGCAAGGACCTGATCGTCGAGTTCATCTTCCTTATACCCGGCAACCTCGTCACCGAGCTTCTGCTCAGCACCGTGGGCCGCGAACTTGAGGACGAGAGCCTCGGGGATCTTGAAAGAGACAGTCCGACCGTTGCGGAAGTCCAGGCGGATCGTCGGATGACCAGTGCCGTCGGCAAAGATCGAATCCTTCAACATCCGTCGCTTGCCGACGAACTCGACCTCTCTCCCGTCCTCCATCTTCACCTTCTCCGCACCAGGCTTGGTAGCCTCAGCAGGAGCCCCGCCAGCGGCACCGTCGGCAATAGCGGCTTCCATCAGAGAGATGGCGAGCATTCCTGCAATGTTTCGATTCAGCATCTTAATTCTCCAGAAATTCGCGTGCCCTTTATTTTGGACGCGGCCACGCATCTCGTCGCGTGGAGGATCATATCGCATTGGAATGCGAGGCTCAATCAAGGGATTGAATTGGTTAAAAAGGGATGTCGTCGTCAGATGCTGATGGCGTCAAAGGAGGAGGAGGATTAAGAAGTCTCTCTATATTCTCTCCGTAATTTGCCCAGTTCACGTAGAAAAGCTCTGCGACAAGTCGCTCAATCGCAGTGGCGAAGGTGTGCTCGGAATGGTAAGGAGCCTTGGGGTCGTCACCTTCCTCCCCCTCGCCGGAGAAGTTCTTATCCCACTCGTCGACGGCAGACTGGGGGATGTCTCGGGCCTTACAGCCAAAGGCTTCAACCAATTCGTGGATGGCTATAAGGACGCTCTCGCGCCAGTCATAGGTATCCGAGACCTTAATGTTTAAAGTGTTTTCCGCTACCGAGGCTTCTGGATCGTCCCAGTACCAGTCCCCAGCGGTCGGATAGCGTTGCTGAGAATGGGGGATAACTTCTATCAAGATCTTCATAAGTTGCCTTGTAACAAGCCGCTGCCGGCATCTGATGATTTCGCTCTCCCCAAGAGAGGAGGACCTTCATGAATTCAGGAAAGATATCACAGGAGTTGAGAGGGAACTTGTACACTGGACCGGAAGAGGTGAGCTGGACGGCTAAGATCCAGACGTACAAGCTCCAGCTTGGCTTCTTCACGGTTTGTTCCTCCAAAACCAGTACCTTAATCCAAGGCTACGGATAGCAAGAGATACTCTCTGCTGTACAGTTACAGACACAACACACTCAATACTGTACTGCCAAAGGTCAATTCTCGCGAAGAGCGAGTGATTGCGACGTAGAGGATATTGCGCTCTTGCCGCTCGGCAGCTTCGCCCTGAACCCACTTCGCCGGCATCAAGTCTGGACGCAAGATGTAAACCCGTTCTGCCTCCAGCCCTTTAGCCTTGTGAACAGTGGAGAATATCGGGCCGGTTTCGGAATCAGCGAGCTTTCTAAGGGAAGAGAGAATTTCTGAAACAGTCTTGAACTGTTCACAGAATTGCTTAATCGTCTCGTACTTGTCCAGAATGGAGGCTACTTTCCCTTTGAACCCCTTGGCCTCGGCGGCTGAGACTTCCTCTGCCTTCCAGCTTTCGACCTTTGAGAGCAAGTCGGCTGAGGTTTCACAGTTGAATTTGTGGATGAATCGTTGAAAATTCTCGAGGAATTGACTTCTAACCTGGACAGGTATGCCTTTTCTAATGTGACGAAGAATTGCTCCAAAGAGCGGAGCGTTGGTTCGGGAGAGGATAAGCATTTCCGGAGGGAAGATGTCGGGATCTCGGTCGAAGTAATGGACCGCGCCTTCGATAGCCTCTGGAGCGGCCTCAATCTGCGGACAGTAACGCTGGGCCTCCCGGACAACGGCTCGAGGACAGCGATATGTGATGGAGAGAGGGAGCTCAGTAGCTGAAAAATCTCTCTTAAAATCGTCCATTGATGAGTGCAGAGCACCACGGAATCCATAGATAGACTGCGCTCGATCTCCAAATCCACAGACTCGTGACCGCATACGACGCAGGGCTTCATGTTGAAGTGCATTCGCGTCCTGCAGTTCATCGACAAGGACTCCCATGTAAGTTGGGAAAGAGAAGTTCTCATAAACTGGTACCCAGAGTTGGTCGTTGAAGTCGAAAATCTCTCGGATTGCAGCGGAGCGCTGGAAGAGTTGCCAGCTTGCCTCGGCGACGCTTTGAAGATCGACGGCTGGGACATCGAGGTCGTAAGAGTCGAGGAGATCGCTGAAGCTACTGGTATCGGAGTCCTCCGGCCGCCAGGCATTGCCTTTGGCAAGAGCCACGCCTCGGACCACGGCGGAGCCGTAATCCTTCATCACTTGACTCTCAGAGCCAAACATGTCTGAAGCGATCTTCCAGTCCTTAGACTTATCCAAGACCGCCGAGCGATATCGGGAGAGATAGAGCTTGTGCCCGATTCCATTAAAGGTCACGGCATTCAGTCCTCGAGACTTCATCTCCATCTGAATCGGCTTGTTGAAAGCGATGCAGAGGGGAGAATAGGGCAGTCGATTGACGAGCTCTTCTAGAGTGGTTGTCTTCCCCGATCCAGCAACAGCTTCAACCATGAGATTGGAGACTGTCTCCGTGCCGGCAGAATAGATAGAGTCCTGGAAATGTGACCAGGTTTTCATGCCCCCTCCTTTATCCAAGCTTCCATCTTTTCCTTCGAGCCCCAGCAGAGACTGGGTGCTTCGTTGTAAAAGAACTTGATATAGTCAAGGATATGTATCTGGTTAACTGAATCAGCTCTTTCAAAAGTTCCACGGAGATCATTCTGGAGAAAGGCTTCGAGGAAGTCTCCTGGCCTTCGGTGAAGGACAATATAATTTGCCACTGCTTCCAGCATGTGCTCTGGAATATGTGCCTTCTCGGCAAACTCCTTGTAAAGAGCCAGCTTTTCATCATCTTCGTTCATGCCCCCGACTCCCTATCCATCATCTTTTCCAGATGGTCGGCCATCTGGTTGAGCTGCTTAGCTAAAGCTTCCAGATAAGCGATGAAGGGAATGTGGCCTGGATCGACTCGACGAGCAGTGCTCTGCACTTGCTTGCCGGCACGACGGATAGCTGAGATTGGTTCAGTTTTCATGTTTTATCCCTTGGGAATAACCTCAAGACCAAATCGGGGGAGGACTGGAGAGTAGTGAAAGCATCTAGACTGATGCTCACAGATCCATCATGATTTATCCAAGCAGCACCGATCTTTCTCTTCTCCCCAGTAGCCTTGTTCAAGGCACTGAAAAGCAGATCCGGTGGCCTTGGGAATTTCTCATCATCCACGGTACTCTGCCCTGTTACAGGCGTTTTTGTCTTAGCCATTAGTGAGTCTCCTGCTTAACTCTCGAGCGCTCTCTGACAACGCTCTGGAGTTACTCAGAATCCCGTTCATTCTGATCGTCGTCAGATTCCTCCAGCTCCTCCTCATCCTCTTCGTCTTCCGCCTCGGCCACTGACACAACATCATGATCGTCGCTTTCCAGCTCCCAATCCAAAGCGCACTTTTCTCCCACTGTCTCTTTCGCAATCTTCCCTGCTTTTTCAGAAGCCTCGTCCTCAGAGGCCGCTGATACTTCCAGCGTCGTCTTAAAGACAAAGCTCTTCTCAACTTCAACAAGATATTTCATATCAGCTCCGATAGTTCAGTTTCGTAGAAGAACAGAAGGTCGCCGGGAAGGAAGGGAACCTTGTGAGATTCCTTGAACCAGCATCTCACTTTCGGCCCGTAACAGGGATGAATCTTCGCTTCACTCCAGATTGCCGTCGACACGAGACAGGAAGGGATCTCCTTGAGATCCTCCAGAATCGCAATGTCGTGAGCTTGCAGTGCGAGTGCAGCTTCGCTTCTGTTGCCTTTGATTATCAGTTTCATCATAAATGCCTCTTATCTCTTTACTCAAGAAACTTCTTCGCCCTTTCCGGCGCCATCAGCTCGTCTAATGCCTCGCCGGCCTTGTCCTCATTAAGCCTATTCATCAATTCCTCTTCCCTCTCAGGAGAGACTTCCGTGTCATGGAGGACCTTTGCAAGGGATTGATCAATCGCCTCCTGCGATGCCGGCGGGAGATTGAATTTCTGCTCCCCCCTGGGACCTTGATATTGATTCCAGGTCTCCCCTCTAACAATCCTCCCAATTGTCCCGATTGAAACTCCAAACGCCCGGCATAGACTCCCCTGCGTCTCGCCTTGCGAGTATCGCTCTCTAATCTCCAGAACCTGCCCTGGTTCCAGCACCGCAGCTCGAGTATTGAATCGACCAAACTTTGACACACTGCCTCCAACGCCGCAGAGCCGGCGGGTTATTTGACCACGAGCAGTCGGCTGGGAGCTGCAGAGCACTCCCAGACGGAAGGAATTTGAGCTGAGTCAAGATGACAGGAAAGGACCTCCTCACCGGAAGCCGGCGGCATGGAGGAACAGCCGCTGTTCGCGCAGAGAATGATGATTGCTGCGATTGCTAAGAGCAACCGGTTAGCTCCCACGCCGCAGAGCCGGCGGGGTTCCACCCGCTGAGGGATCTTCATGTCTTTTCCTTGGCCCATAGAACCCTCAGATATTTCATATCCGAAGGTGACAGTATCACCTGTCTTGCTTTCACCACCTGCTTTATTTTACACCAGACGCCGAATGCTCCCCATAGAGAGCTTGGGCAATCGGCAAGAGGAATTAGACCACTGTCTAATAGCTCTCCATTACAGTCTGTTACTCTGACTGGAACAACCCAGAATCGTCGG